ATGGAGCCGAAGGGCATCGACATGGGCGACTACGAGGAACGCTACAACGGCTACGACATCGAAGTGGCCGTCGAGCAGATCCTCACGGGCGTGAAGGCGCACTATCGCGTGCTCAAGGACGGCGCCGTGCGCAAGGATTGGGAACTGGTCCACATCGAGCGGCTCTGGCCGACTGAGCACGCCGCCGCCGAAGCGGGTTTTGCCGCCGCGCGCGCCTGGATCGACAGCGGGGCAGCGGCATAACCGCTCGCGCGGGTAGCCGAGACCGCGCACATCAACGAATTCTTCCGATTGCCCGGATGCGCAACCGCGCAAAAAAATGCCGCGCCCGCAAAACGGGCACGGCCGAGTAAAAGCAGAGGGCAACCAGCAACGCGAGCGAAACTGGGGAGAGGCCCTTGCCTTCGATCAGGTTACAAAGTACCAAATCGCTCGCTCGCTGTATATAGACAGATATTTCGAATCGTTACTATCGGGTAATTACTACCGATAGGCGGATCGCTGCCTGACAGCGAAATTCCTGCTCGACGTGCTCCCATGCCGCACAGCGACTAAGATGGGGCGATCCGAAGGAGAGCCGCCCATGTGCACGAACTACGCCGCTGCGCGCCGCGATCGACTGTTCCGGCATTTCGGCGTCGAGCCGCCCGATAGCCCTTGGCGCGACGACATCTACAAGGACTACGCCGCGCCGATCATCCGCAGGATCGACGGCGCGACGCAAGCGAGTCTCGCGACCTTCGGCATGGTGCCGCGCAGGCACATTCCGCCCGGCGTGCGCGTGTTCGACACGATGAATGCGCGTGCGGAATCGGTCGGCGAAAAGCGTTCGTTCAGCGGCGCGTGGAAGCGCCAGCAACGGTGTCTTGTGCCGTGCGAGGCCTTTTTCGAGCCGAATTACGAGAGCGGCAAGGCGGTGCGCTGGCGCGTCGCGCTGGCGTCGGGCGAGCCGTTCGCGATTGCGGGGCTCTGGCGTGAGTGGGAGGAGGCGGCGGAGGAGGGCGAGACGCCGCGTCGCGCGGTTTCGTTCACGATGCTCACGGTGAACGCCGATTCGCATCCGCTGATGAGCCGCTTTCACAAGCCGGGCGACGAGAAGCGCTCAGTCGTGATCGTGCCGCCGCAGGAATACGAGAACTGGCTGGCTAGCCGCTCGACCGACGAGGCGCGTTCGTTTTTTACGCTCTATCCGGCGGAGTCGATGATGGCCGAGCCGTTTCCCGCGCCACCGCGCGCCGCGAAACCGCATGAAGCCGATACGGACATTCCTTCTCTAGAACCCGGTTTCGGCGACGCGGCCTCAAACTGACGCCGTGGCGTTCGCGCGGATCGCGGGCCGAAGGCGTCGCAGCATTTTCAATCCGCGCCATGATGTCTCGCCGGTTTTACTTCGCATCACGAACAAAACAGCGTGAGCCGTGCTGGAGACCGCGCGCCGGAACGCCAGCAATCAATCCCGTTGCGCTCGGTGTCACTTCTCTCGTTGTTTTAGCGTTGGCTAACATGAAGAGAAGGAGAAGGCAAACGGCCAGAACCGGGATCGCATACTTCTTTTTGCTCATGAAGGTTGGTTCTAGCTTCAGGGGAAAAGGCATTGTTCGGAACATCGCCAGCAGGACTCCGAGTGCGATCGCGTCGGTTCGGATGTAGTACAAAAATGAGGCAGGCGTTCTCGGTAAGAAGAACTGCACAGCAACGATGGCGAGCAACGCATACCGCAACCTTTTGCCGAGCAAAAGTGTCGTGAGCGGCAGGGCGATGTAAAACTGCTCCTCCAGAGAAAGGCTCCACCACGGAGCCGCTGCATCACACTGCATGAGATGGCCGCTCGACGCGCATATCCACGCGTGAAAGTTCTGCATCTGGATGGCCGACGCCGTGAAATCCAGCAAAGCCTGTGGGAACGGTGCGAACGTATCCGTCTTTCTTAAGGCGAGGCTCGCAACGAGAATGACGGTCATCCAAAGCCATGAAGTTGGCCATATGCGGAAGATCCGTTTTATCCAGAAAGCGGCAGTGACTCGCCAAAACTGTCGAGAGTTTCTTGCAGCCTCGAGGCGGCCGATTATGTCCCTCGCGATGACGAATCCCGATATACAAAAAAAGAGATCGACACCGGCTCACCATGCACCGTATTTGCCTGTCGCATAGATGGGATTGCTACTCCATGGGATAAGGCGCACGAGATGGCCTACGAGCGTAAAAATTACGGCGATGGCGCGTAGTACCTCGATGTCGTCAATGCGCTAACGCGGTTCCATTTTGCGTAGTTCCGACACTGCGCCCTCTGTAGGTAATTTTATGAAAGGCAGATATTACACGGTGATAAGCATTGGTAAGTCGATTTCATCTCTAGATCTGTCGCGCCGCCCAGATTGCCGGGGAGGATTGTGCATCGAATCTTGTTGGCAGGAAATGGTGTTGTAGGGCGACGGTTGTCGGCTCACGTCCAACGTTGAGTGCGATGACCTCGCCAAGCCGGATTGATATCGGCATGTGCGAAGTGAGTGTTTGGGCGCAACGCTCGCATCGCTCTATGCATTGCCGTTTCCGACGAAATTTGCGTTTGGGAATGAATTTGGCCTAGCGATTAACGAGCGAGTCTGCGTGTTGTAATTCGCATAGTCTGGAGTGCAGTCAAATTGCGAAGGGACGTGCCCGATGCTGGCAAGTGAAGCGATGGGTTGCTTTCGTAGATTTTTGCGGGTTGCTCAAGCTGCCGGGGGGGGGGGCATGCCTGCGAAGAATTGGTAATCCACACAATTCTTGTACCCCTTCCTCTGCGTTTGAATTTGCGGTGCGTTTGCCGATAATCACCGCCACAAACAACGACTACGGGGTGCGCAATGAAAAAAATATCGAACATCGGGGGGCTTCTCATTTTCTTTTTGGTCACGTCAGCCGTTCTGGCAGTCACGGATGAAATTATTCGAGAACACACGGAATCTTTTGGAGCGAAGATCGCCTTTTATGCTGCATTGATCGCGGCAACTGGAATGCTTTGGGATCTTACAAAGGGGGTTCTGACTGATGAGCTCTCGGTCGATGTTGGGCGGTTGGCCGCGATGGTCATATTTGGCCTCGGATCCATTGGAGCAATGAAGTGCGGTTACCCGATCGTCTTTGGCGTCGGCGCGATTGGGTGCGCATGCACCGGGGTGTCAGTGCTTCGGAAAATCCAGACGGTGCGATCGGCTGCCGAGAAAGTCGAGGCGCAAGCCGCACAAGAGAAGCTAATTGCGGCAATAGACGCAGTGATTTCCGAGGCGATGCAAGGTGAGGGGGGAATGCAAGCGAAAAAGTTGCTTGCACCAACGGTGACTCTCAATGCCAAGAGGCAATCCGCATCGACTCCGCAACTGAAAGGTCTGGAACGGATGTTTTGAGCATTCAGATACCGATGGAATACAAGCCGCCTTCGGGCGGTTTTTGCATTTCCGGCCGTCGTCGTTGGAGCAGTTTTCTAAGGGGATCTCGCTGAATAGCGAACCGATCAACAGGCTCATTGCGGACCAGCAGTGGCACCGCGATATGAAGTCCCGAATAGTGAGCGTCTACGCTGCATTGCGCGACGAAGGCCAAGTTGCTCTGCAGCGACAAGTTAGGCAAGCTGTCATGGGGCGGGGGGCTCAATCTCGCTTCCGTCTGGCTGGACGTATCTATGTGTGCGAGCGCAGATTACGCGTCTTTGACGCGCGACGTTGTCGAGATACTCGTGCCGCTCGATGCACAGGCGATGTGAGGTGCGTCATTTGATCTGTCTCTCTTCGCTACGCAATTCGTTCTGGAGACGGAGCGTTCCTGATTTGAAACGCAAAAAAGCCCGCATTTAGCGGGCTTTTTTCAGCGGATCTTTGAAGAGTATTGTCTTCTGCGCTGCGAGCACTCGTAAGTGCTTGAATTCTTTGGGGTGGCTGATGGGACTCGAACCCACGACGACAGGAATCACAATCGAGCCGTCGAAACGCAATTTTCCCAATAAAATCAACCGCCTAATAAAACAATTTCGGAATAAGTCGGGTTATATCGCCCCAGCACTGGTGCGGGTTTGCCGTTAGGTGTTCCGAAATCTCGACGTTATTTTACCTCACTCGGTAGCGCTCGCACGCCTCACCTTTCGGCGGTCGTAATGTTTGTGGGTTGTGGCTGGATTCGCGTGGGCGGCGAAGTCGTAGGCGTCGGCGTCGCGCGCATCGAGCTTCGCGGTGATGGCGGCCGGACGCACGTCTGAGAGAGCGAAGTAAGCCGGGTGCTCGACCAGCTTGAGCTGCACCTCGTCGGCTTTCTCGCCCCGGCGCTGCGCCGCCTCGCGCTTGCATTTCGCTTCGAATTCGCGCGCGATAGCGGGATCGAATTCGCCGATGTACGCATACATTGCGTCCTGCCAAACAGAGTTCCATCCGCTCTTCGAATACGCCTGGCCGCGCCTGTTCGGGAACAGATAAAGGCTGTCCACCTTGCGGTCGCGTTTGGCGCGCTCGACGACCACGCGCAGACGCAGCGACCACTCTCGAAGCTTGACGGTCTTCGCTTCGCCCTTCTTCCGCTTCGCAGAGAGAACCCGGACGCCGGCGTCGGCGAGGCCCGACATATGAAACGGGCGCACCTCGGCTGCCCGAAAGCCGGTTAGATACGTGAACATCGCCGCGACGCCCATCGTTCGATAGGCTTGATCCTGACGCACGGCCCAAAGGTAGAACGGCATGATTTCCGCCTTCGTCACGTCGCGCACGTCCGGATCGGCTTGGTTGAGCATCATTCCGACGAACGGATTCGTCTTGATGAGGCCCCAGCGAATCCAGTAATTGCACATGGTCTGCATCAGCGCCATTTCCTTGTTGGCTCCGATGGGTGCGCCGGCTTTCGCGCGCGCGTCGAGGTATTGATAGCCGTGAATCGTTTCGAGGCGGCCGGGCGCCATCTTCCCGAAGAAGCGCGTCAGTTTCTCGTAATACGAGTCGCGCACATATTTGCCGTCGCGCGACTGATCGCGGAAGTGGTCGACGTCGTATTCCGTCTTGAAGCGATCGATCGCGTCGGCCACGGACCCGGCGATGATCTGGCCTTCTTGGACATCGACGGCGCGCCGCTTGGCGCGGCGCTCTGCCTCGTGGATGGCGGCGCGATCGCCGCGCGGGGCGGTCTCGAATGTTTCGTACCGGCCATCGGGGTACTTGTACCAAAACGAGACCTTGCGCACGCCGGTGCGCTTGTAGAGACGATCGATGCCGGTCGTCTCGTTCGTGCCGGCGGGTTTAGGCGAATGCCTGGAGGTTCGGCCCATTGTCATATTTCGTTGCTTTGGTGTCGGTGCTGAGCCCAAGCTTCAAGTCGCGAAACGCGCGCGCGACCTTCGGAATTCCATTGCGGTCGACGACGTACTTCCAGCGGTTGTCGGCGAGCCAGTTGATCATTCGGGTTCGCTGGTTCGGCTTGCAGCCGATCAGGTCTGCGAGTTCGCTCGCGGTAAGGTAGTCGCTCATCGCTGAATTCCGGTTGCTAGGCGTTGTCCTGTTGGTGCACATCTATGGGTGCGCGGTTACCTTCGGCGCGCGTTGCGTTTTGTGCGGCTCGCCAGTCGATTGCCTCGTCCGGCGGCCCGAGCTGGCCAGTCGCGGCGCGCCGCGCAGTCATGGCACCGGTCTGGCGCCACGTGATCTCGATTGCGCCGCGCATCACGGCCGCCGCGCGCTTGCTCAGTGCTATGTCGTAGTGGCTGCGCGCGGTGCCAGGCTTCTGGTGCCACCGGCGCGCCACGCCGATCGCTGCCGCCATGGCATGCAACTCGTCGTCGGTGTCTGCGATCATGTGGCACATCACCATGCGGCCGTAGGCGGCACGCATGTCGTCGACATAGACCGTCATTTGCTGATCCTCGTCATCTGGCCGCAGTGCTGGCACTTCGTGCGCGAGCGCTCGCCGAGCCGTTTCAGTTCGTCTTGGTAGCGCGCGTGCAACTCGTGATAGCGGTTCTCTGCGTTACAGAGCTGCTGGAGCACCCACATCGGATTGAGCTTTTCCTTACAGTCGGCGCACGTGACTTCGGCAGCCTTGTCGTCGACGATGTAGCGCTTGTGCCAGCACGTCGTGCTCGGCACGGTCGAGAAAACGCGCTCGTCGCCAAGCTCGGGCCGCGGCTTGACGGGCAGCACCGTCACGTTGTCGTCTATCGTGACCTTCATGCCCAGTCTCCCGCTTTGCGTCGCATGCGCGCGATCACCGCACGCGTGGCGCGGCGGCGCTGGCGCGCATTCCCGCTGAAGTGCTTGTCGAGGTAATCGACGACGTACTCGCGCGTGTTGCAGTGAGGGCACGGAACGTCGCCGCCGCCATACAGGTTGCCGTCGTCGTCGCAGCTATCGAGATCCCACAGATAGCCGTCGATACACGTAGCGTCTGGATAGACGGCTCCAAACATCGGGCCTTCGAAAGAGCAGCCGAGAGTCGTCACGCTTCACCTCCCGCGCTACCGCTGCGCTCGATCTCGGCTTTGCGGGCGGCGGCGCGCTTCATGAAGCAGATCCAGTGCGTGTCGGCGCGCTTGCCAGACTTGTGTCCGAACAGCGGTTGCTGGTCCGTGAGCGCGAGGATTTCCGCGACCTTGATCTGCGTTTCGTTCCATTTGAAGATGAGCACGCCCTCGTCGGCGAGAACGCGGAAACATTCGGCGAAACCGCGGCGCAGGTCGTCGCGCCAGTCGCTCGACAGCTTTCCGTACTTGGCGGCGAGCCAGCTTCGCGGGCCAGCGCGCACAAGGTGCGGCGGATCGAACACGACCAGCTTGAAAGCGCCGTCGGCGAAATCCATCGCGCGGAAGTCCATCGTCAGGTCGGGCGACACGCTCAGCACGCGCTCGCCGTCCTCTTTGCCGTGCGACCTGTCCGTAACGGACACCGTTTCATCTCGCACGTCGCCGAACATCACTGCCGGGTTTTGCGGATCGAACCAGAACATGCGGGTGCCGCAGCACGGGTCGAGAATGTCTTTGAGGGCGCTCATATGCGTCTCTGCTTTAGTGGTGGGCGGAAGTTTGCTCAGTGCTACGATGGTCGTGTCGAAACTCACTGACCCAACGATGCTCAAGTACGTTCTTTTGACTGCCGCCTGTGCTGCGGCCGGTTATTTTTCGGGAGCATTCGCCGCCCACTTCCCAGGGGATAGCTCCGCATGGGCATCTTGGATTCAGGCGGTTGGCTCGATAGTTGCAATTTTGGGCGCTTACTACGTCGGTGAGCGGCAATCGCGTGCTGCCTTGGCATCTGTAGAAAGAGGCCATACATTGGCAGAGCAAGCTAAGCGCCGCGCAATTCTCGCTATAGGCGAGGCCGCGTTTGAGCGGGCGCAAAAAATAGAAAACGTCCTCAAAGGTGAACGGCCCCGCGAGAATATGTTCCTTGTTTACGATAAATCGATCGCTAGGAGCATTAGCGGAGCGCTGAGTGCTATTCCGCTTCAAGACGTGGGCTCCCGCGAAGGTGTGCTTGCGATACTCGATCTTCGGGATCAGTTCGTTTTCCTTGAGCAGTCGATGGACGCATTTCTGGCGGGCCCTTGGAAACATCCTGAATTGAAGCTGACTCTTGAGGAGTACAAAAATGGCTATCCGGGCTATCCGAATGTGCTGAACGACCTGCTTAAGACAAGTTTTGAAGCGCTGAACAAAAACGTTCAAGTACACATCGACGAAATCAGGCGCCGCTATTTGGTTCTTACGAGCGAACTCGAAAGTCGCGATTAAAGGTAGGTTCAATTCTCGACGACACTCGATCATGATGCGGCTCCCGGAGCAACTTGTGACTCGATCTGCTTGCGGACCGCCGCCGCACGTGACTGCGAGCAGCCCAGAAACTTGCGGATTTCGGTCACGGTTGCGCGGATGGTTCCTGCTGCTACCGCGGCCGTTACTCGGGTCACTTCGTCTGCCTGCTCGATCACGGGTAGCGTGACCATCAGCGCGGCTGCGGGCTGTGTTACCGGTTCGGGCGTCGGCGCTGCAGGTGCGACCGGCGCGACTGAGTTACTCGGTTGCGTTACCGGCACGACCGTGACCGCGTTACTCCCTTGCTGGGCGGGCGTTACCGGCGACTCAGTCACGGCGACAGTCACGACCACAGGGCGCAGCGCGAGCAGCCAGGCGAAGCACGCGACTGCCTCAAGCACGCCCGCGAATGCGAGTCCAGTCACGAGTTCCGCGCGCGGCGCGGTCACGCCGAAGGCGGTCAGAGCGCCGGTTACGGGATCGTTCAGGGCTGCGGCGCGCTCGGCGGCGACGCGATCCTGCGCGGCCTCGGCGCGGCGCGCGGCGGCCAGCTCGGTATCGAATTCCTCGACGCGGGCAGCGGCAGCGGTGCGGTCGGCAATCAGGTTCGGGCACGGGGCGAAGCAGCGACGCGCATTGGTGCGGGCCAGTCGCGTCACTGCGTCAGCACGGTCACGTGCAATCTCGGCCATACCGCGTCCCTTTGCCGTGACTGCCGGCACCGCGGCGGCGCGCAGTTCACCCGCATGCTTTTGCGCCATCAGAAAGAAGACGGCATGGCCGTAGCACGTCGCGGCGATGCAGCCAATCCAGAGCAGGGCGCCGACGGCGCGCACGCGCCAGCCGTGGGCGCGGACCAGCGCGGGCAGCAGATGGGCCGCGACGACAAGCACGACGCCGACGGCGATCCACAGCACGCGCTCGGCGAGGAAGCCGCCACGCTGCCATCCAGCCATGATCGAGAGGCAAGCTGCAGTCAGGGTAGCCGCGACTGCGAGTAATGCCGGTGGCGCCCTCATTGGCATGTCGAGACCTCGTCAATCACGTTTCCATATATCGCTTGTGGCCGTGTGGTATTAGGCGCACTATGGGTTTGGGAATCGCACTTTCGATCTCGCGACGGTCTTCCCGGTACTCGATGGGAGGGCTTATGGAAACGCGCCTTGACACATTCAACGGCTGGCAGATGCGCGTGACGGTCGAAAGCAGGCTTACGCCCGCAGGTGAGGCGAAGTTCTACATTGTCGAGCCCATCACATACAGCGAATACTCCAGAATTTCTCCTCGAACCGAAGCAGAAGCGCGTGGCGCGCGCGGTCCTTTTGACTGCTCCGACGACGCGTTCAGTGCCGCTTTCGCCAGTTGCAGGCACGCAATTGGGAATGTCATCAGATTGCGGGGATGGCGAGACGTCAAGTGACGTGGCCATTGTTGCGCAACCATGAATCGCTTGATCCACTACCGCGGCTTCGAAATCCATGTCCAGCTGACAGAGGTTGCTCCGGACATGTACAGCGTGACTTTCCAGATAAAAGGCCACAACGTTGGCCGGTTGAGTTTGGACGGAGCCGTGGTGACGGTACGACACGGCCCCTTCACAATGCGCTGGGCGTACCTCGTAGCGGAAATCGCAGGACAGGCGGCCATTGACATACTCATTGGTCCCGACTCGTAATCCGAAGGGCATGGGACAAGAGGTGCAACGATGCGATGGCGCGCTGAGGTCTTCTACGGCCGTGTAATGACTGCGGCCGTTCAACTGAAAGTCAATGATGCGGGATTGAACCAAGCCTACATCGCGCTTCCATACGGCTATTACACGCCGCCCCATGGCTCGCTGCGGCAGCCGGAAATGCTGGGTCACGATTGCGGGCCATTCGAAAGTGTTGACGCCGCATTCGCTGCCGCGTTTTGCGATTGCAGGCATTGCATCCTCCAAGATATGAGCCGCGAGCGTTCCAATCGGTACGATTGACTTCGTTTGCATCGATTTGCTCGAAAAAGGACCAGCCCGTACGGGCGCCGGTCAACACACGCTGCGGATCAGGAGCCTCCCTGACCTGCGCAACTCGGCCGCACGGGCGGCCGGTGAGTGGTGCGGCGTTACTCGGGCGAGCCGAGCAGGATCTTGAGGCCGGTTTGATCTTCGATCTGCGACCAGATTTCGCGGAAGGCGAGTTCGAGCACCTTGTGCGGGCGCACCAGCTCGTACCAGATCTTCAGCGTGCCGTCCTTGACGCGGTACTTGATGCGCGCCTCGATCGGATAGGCTGAGCCGTTTTCGAACACCGGGATCTTGAGGGTGATTTGCGAGGGCATCGCGATCTTGTTGCCGGTCGCGTTGATGTCTTCCTTCCAGACGAAGGTGGTGCTGCCGTCCTGAAGGCGCGATGCCGACACGAAATTGCCTTCCTTGCTGGCCTCGAAGTTGAGCGCGATGCTCAGCATCGTCGAGCCGTCGGGCGTCACGATGTCGGGCAGGTTGTCTTCGACGAGTTCGGCGAACGTGAGCTGGTCGAGCGCCTGACGATCCTTCGCGGTCCACGTCTTCCACTCGCGCGACGCGGGCACAGCGAATTCGACGCGGTAGGCGCGCCAGTTCGCGCCGTCTTCGTTCTCGAATTCGGCTTCTGCCGCACGGTGGTCGTCGATGACTCCGAGAATTTTTGCGGGATCGAGCGACGCGTAGATCAGGCTTTCGGCGCGCTTCTGGCGATTGAAATACGTGACGAAGCTGGCCGCGTCGCGGAGCTTGACCACGCCGATGGCGCGCGCCGGGTTCGCCTCGCGCTCGAAGATGTGTTCGACCTTGTAGCCGTCCGGCACCACGACGAACGGAACGCCGTCGCTGATCGGGCTTTTCTGCGCGCCCGCGAGCGCCGTGCCGGAAGCGAGGATTGCGGCTGCGTCGTGAATGTTTTCGTTATCGAAAGACATGAGTTATCCGTGTGAAGTGAAGGGGTTGTGAAGCAGTGCGAATTAGCCGTGCGCCGCGCGGGATTCCGCGAGCGAGATACCCGGCAGTTCGGTTTGGCGCTCGCTGTGACGCGAGAGGTTGTTTTCGACGGTCGGGAAGAAAACCTCGGCCGATTCTTTTTCGCGCGGCAGCGTGGCGACGACCTTGCCCGTCACTTCGAGCGCGTCCTGCACCTTGGCGAACGGCTTGACCTCGACGGTGATCGTGATCTTTCCGGCCTTGCCGGTATCGCGGACCATCGCTACGAGCGTATTGAGTTCGTTCGTGGCTTCCTCGACGACGGCGCCGCCGCGCAGCTCCATCAGGGTTTGCGTGAATGCTTTTTTCATTTCTTCTCCAGAGTGAAGTGGTGCGTCATTCGTACCAGCGGGCATAGGGCTCGCTGTCGTCTTGCTGGACCGGCTCGTCCACGGGGCGCGTGCCACGCGCGGACCAGCTGAGCAGCTTCCCGAGCAGAATCCCGGCGACAACATCGATGAGGATTGCTAACAACAACCATCCGAAGATCTGCCACATTGGTGAGCCTTTACAGGGTCAGGTGCAGCGAGGCTTGCTGCAGTGGGCTTCGAATGCTGCTTCGCGCTCGTGCATCTGAGCTTGGAAAGCGAGCAGGGCGATGGCGACGAATCCGGCGATGCAGATGCGGCCAGCGAGCTTGAGCGTTTCCATCAGAGCGCACCTGCGCGCAGCGCGACGATCAGATACCAGAAAGTGCCGATCACGACGCCGGTCAGGCCAACGGCAGCGGTTCGCGCGACGTTCGTAAGCATTGATTCGCACCCTATAAGATAGGAATACTGCAAGCTTGAATCGCCTTTCAAATTGCTAATCGGCAGGCGGCGCAAGCTGCGGGAGATTCCCAGGGTTCTTCGCATGCGAAGCGTGCTATGGTCTTCGAGAGCATCACGGTAATTTTGGGAACTAATCAACTCAGCCGACGTATGAACATCAGCAGCGCCCAAATTTTTGACCGTTCCGACGAGCGCTACGAATCCCGCCTTGATCACAAGACCATTCAAGTAGTTCTTCGGCGAGGATTCGGAGTTACCTCGTTGCGAGACTTCGACAACATCGCTCCCAATTCGGAAGTTCACGTCGTTATCGCGTCGACCGCTGACTCTGCAAAACGGGTGCGCAAGGCACTCGCGGAAGCCTTTAATGGCGATACGGTTTTGGTGTACTACTGCCGAGCCGAACTCCGCGCCGACGTTCGGCGTGAGTTGCGGGTGGGTAGGCCGCGTCTCTCCGCCGTCGCCTAGTCGCATTTGCCTTTCCATCTCTCAAGCTCCATTAGGTATCGCAGCACTGAGCGGGACGCTTCTCTCACGTTACGAGGTCCATGCGTGGGAGACATCACGCTACGGGCTGTTTAGAGTCGCTGCGCCGACTTGAAGCCCCCCGCTGAGTGCTGGCTGCGTTTGCGTGCTTGCAGTTGATTTTCCCGCGTCGTTCTGTGCGCCATCGGTATAACTATACGACAATGAATATTTAAGTCAATACGACAATGGATAGTTGTGTTCAAAAAAAATCCCGCCGAGGCGGGATGGTCTTGCTCAGGAGCATCACTGATGCTGAGTTGCCGTTTTGCTAGCAGGTAGAGGAGCAGGTGTTGGTGTTATCGTAGCCTGCGCGGGCATCTGGATGATCAATGGAGCTTGCGGTTGCGGCGCTGGCCCTTGGGAGACGGGAGCAGTTGGTGACAGCAGTTTGCCGCCGATCCCTGTAAGTACTACGGCCCCCACAACCCAAGAAATTATCTTGGTTTCAGCTTTGGAGATTCGGGAGTCCACACTGTCATTGGTCGCGAGGCTCGGCAGCTTCGCATCAATAACGGCGATCGAATTCTCGACTTTTCGCAGACGTTCGTTCATTTCGTCAGTAGTTCCGCCGCCTCCGGCGTTGCCGCCGCCTCCGGCGTTGCCGCCGCCGCCGCCCGGGTCGCTCGAACTATCCGGCACCTTTCTCTCGATGGTACTGAGGCGGTCAAGTAAACGATAGTCGGGATTCGGCATTTCAGCTAGATCCTCTTTCACTCGCGTTTGCAGCTTGCACAGCATCCACCGCCTTATCAGCCTTCTCAATCGCTTCTTCGACCAATTTTCGCAAGCTCTCTTGATCTTCTTCGGAAAGATTTTCCATCACCCGAAACGCAAGCGTAACGGAAAGCCTGAGAACTGCGAGATTAGCTCGCGTCAATTCGCGCAGAGCGGCGGTTTCTGTGCCTTGTGAACCTTCCACCGGAATTTTCCTCCACTACAGATGTTGCTTCACAGTCGTAGAACTGACTGTATGTGGTGCCGTTCAGCCAAAAAGCCACATCGATGGTTTGACGATTGCTGCGACAAAGTGCAGTCGTTCAATCTGGTCGGAGTCTATCGCGATTGGCATGTGTGCGGCGTTAACCGACATAAAGTGTGTACGGCCCTGCGCAGCGTATAGATAGAGCTTGATCATTACACGACCGTCTTTGGCCTTTACCAGCACTTCGTCGCCATGCTCCACTTTCCGGTTCGGCTCGACCACGACAAATTCGCCGTCTTTAATGCGTGGCGTCATTGAGTCGCCCTTACAGCGTACTCCGTAGGCGTCTTTATCCCTTGAAGGGAAATCGAGGTAGCCGTCGCCGTGGCCGACTGGATAGTCGAGTTCGGCCCAGTGTCCGTTGTCTCCCAACTGCGCTGTCCCCACTACTGGAATGCGTCGACCTGTTGGCAAGGGAATTGGGTCAAATGGATCCTCATGGTGGATATTCGCAGACTTCTTTTCACCCTTTCCCAACACAAGCCAAACTGCGTTGTAGCCGTACCTCTCCTGAATTGAAACGGCGGCATCGAGGGAAAGGATTCCGTTGGCTCGGATCTCTGCAATGATGGCGGGGCTCAATCCAGCGGCTTCTGCCAGTTGGTCAACGTTAATACCCGTTTCGTCGAGGATTTGTTGAATCCGATATGACAAACCGGGATCCCTTTCGGTGCGCTTTGCTACAGACGTCCCGCGATAGTCTGCCCGGCCGGTCAGCCACTCGACACTTACACCCAAGGCGTCGCAAAGCTTTTGCACCGTACTGAGATCTGGGTTCGGCGTCGTGCCTTTCAAGATCCGGTTGATTGTTGGCTGGGGTACACCAGACGCGCGGCTAAGTGCGCTCTGGCTCTTCACCCCTTTGGCCATCATTGCCTCGTCGAGGCGCTTTGCAATATCCATCGCGCGACTATACGGGTGCGCATAGCCATTTTTCAAATTACTATCCGCCGATGTATTGACATAACTATTCATCGATGTATAGACTGGTGATGACTACTCATATTGGATCAGCAAATGCATGCCCAAGCACCTCGCGAGATGCTGACCGCAATCAAGGCTATGACTGGCCTTAGCGAAGTAGGAATTGCAAGAAAACTCTCCGTCTCGCAGCCGACCGTGAATCGAATCCTCAAGACACAGGAGGGCTGTTCTTCAGCCACGCTCTTGGCCATTCAGGGGCTCTATGCCGAGGTGCTTGCCGCTGGTCGCTCCTCAGCGCAGAGCGCTGCTTGACGCATTGCGCATTTGGGGCGGTGCTGCGGTGCCGACATTGCCATTTAGCCCGGAGGCAGCCTGAAATGAAGAACCTGTATGCGCGCGTCGTGTTGTTCCTGATCCGCCCCGCGCTCGACGTTCGAGCAAGCCGCGAGGCGGAATACGCAGACCGCGTTATGAAAGCTTTCCATTCAGCAGTGCGGCCTAGCAGCCTCAGTTCGACGAACTGATCCTTGCGCGGGCTAGGCGGAATAGCTCGCTGACTTTCTGGCGGTAATTCTCGCCATACGACGCTGGCGCATTCGAATTGCCGAGCTTCCAGATCGATGAGGCGATCAAATCTGCCTCGATGCGATCCAGGAGTTCCTTTGCGTTCGGGTCGTTGCGGACCGAAAGGGCTAGGGCAGCGGCGATTGAAACCTGATGCGCCAGCGCAGTCGTGACGAATGCTTCGATGTTTTTCGAATTCGAGTCTTCCACGAGGTTCCTTCGTAGACGGGGTTGTTTGAGAGCCACCAAGTCTACAGGCGAAAGCCGGGAACCTCACCCCTATAACCACGGAGCATATATGCACCTTCCGCAACACCAGGCACTGCTCGCGGACGCCCGCGCGCGCGGCACGCTCGATCAGGCAATCGAGCGCATCAAAACCGAAAACCCGAAAGCTTTTCACGTCGAGGAAGGCGAGAACGAAACGCTGTCGCAGCGTCGCTTCTATCACCAGCCCGCGAGCATCGTGCCGATGAAGAGCTGCGTGCACATCCACGTGCCCGCTCGCGCCGCAGCGTAACTGGCGGTTCATCTGGAAAGCAGCGGCACGAGTGCCGCGAGAAGCAGAAGGGAGGCGATCGATGCAGTTTGTTCGATGGCTGCTGACGTTGAGAGAGTTCGCCCGACTCCATAGCACGGAGCGGGCGAACGAGAGGCCGAGCGATTCCCCGCGCTTCGGCCCGATGCAATTCCGGCGATAACCGGCAGCAACGTTTTCATTTTTATCTTTCCCCGTTTTCTTGTTGTGTGACTGCACTTTAGTAGTCCTTAACTCGGCAAACAACATACGTTTGGAGCATTCGTGAACACAGCCGATGCCGCGCACGCAGTTGCGCACGACTATCCCCACGGCGGAACGGACCAGCTCGCGGCGCGCATGGGGCTGTCGTCGGGCGCGCTGCTGCGAAACAAGGTCAATCTGAACCGCACGCCCGAGAACAGGAACGTGCTTTCGCTCGCCGAGGCTGTCCGCATGACGGATCTCGCAGACGACGACCGGATTCTCGAAGCATGGGCGCGCGAACGCGGTTTTGCGCTGGTGAAGATGCCCGACGTTGAGGGCTGTACGGACGCCGCAATCGTCGAGCTGATGGGCGAGGCTTGGTCTACGCACGGCCTGGTCGGCACCGAGATCTGCAAGACGCTGGAGGACGGGCGCGTCGAGCACAAAGAGGTCGAGCGCGTCGAGCATCGCATCTTCAAGCACGCGCAGGTCCTGTTCAACATCGCTGCGCGCCTGCGCGGCATGGCGGAGTAACCCACATGCGATCCACAGCAACACAATTAGCGGCGCACGGCGCGCTCGACGCGAACGGTGAACGCCTGACGCAGAAGAAGATGGTCATGAACCTGTTCGAAGGCCCGAGCACGGTGCTTACGCGCGAGGACATCGCGGCGCGCACGAATCTGAAGCTGTCGAGCGTGTGCGGCCGGGTATTCGATCTGGTGGCGTCGGAAATGCTCACGGTGCGCGGCACGCGCAAGTGCGCCGCGACGGGCCTCGATCACGAGCTGGTCGGCTTGCCGAGCCCGTTCTGAGCACGACATGAGCACGATGATCATGTCGGTGTGCTGGCCGCTCCAGCACATGTCGCCGGTGCAGAAGTCGGTTCTGATCTCGCTCGCGGACAACGCGAACGACCAGGGCGTTTGCTGGCCGTCCATCGCGACGATCAGCAAGCGGACGTGTGTTTCCGAGCGCGCGGTGCAGAACGCCATCAAGTGGCTGGAGCAGCATGGTCTGCTGACGGCGAACCGCGCGAATGGCCGACACACCAGCTACACCGTCACCCCCGCATCGTATGCACCCCCGCATCGTATGCACCCCCGCACGAAATGCACCGGTGCAGGAGATGCACCTACCCCCGCAGCAGATGCGGGGGACCCCCGCAGGATATGCGTCGCACCCCCGCACCAGATGCCGACTAACCGTAAAGAACCGTCAGAAGAACCGTCATTGAACCGTCAACCTGCGCGGCGTGCGCCGCGAGTTGCGTTGCATGGCCAGATTCTGAACCTTGATCTGCCCGACTGGCTGCCGTTCGAATCGTGGGATGCATGGTGCGAGCACCGCGAGGCGAAGGCCAAGGACGCGCCGTGGACGATGGCGGCGGCCAAGGTGTCGATCAAGCGTCTCGGGAAGCTGCTCGATGCTGGCCAGCCGGTGGAAACGACTATCGACGAGGCGGTGCTGCGCGGTTGGACTGGCTTGTTCCCGGTGAAAGCTGATGCGCCGACGTCGGCCGCGCCCGGCGCGCAGAGCATCGCGGCGGACTGGTGGAAGACGTCGAGCGGCATCGACGCGCGCGCTGCGCAGCTTGGTGTGAAGCTGAAGGACGGCGAGACGTTCATGCACTTCAAGGTCCGCGTGTTCAAGGCGGCGGGGCCGGGCGAATGGATGGAAGACATGCTGCGCACGGTTGGCCGCGAGAGCGAAGAGCGCTACGAGCAGCTTTACGCGTACTTCAACGACATTCCGCGCGACAAGAACGGCAATACGGAGGCCGCGTGACGAAGCGCACCACGTGGCCGATGGTCGTGCCGGCGGGCACGAAGACGGTGGGCACCGCGCGCGTGCGCGAAGACGCTCCGATGCCGTACGCGCAGAAGAAGCTTGCCGAAATGCACGGCACGAAGCCCGCGCACCGGTTCGACGACATCGCGGACGGTTCGGATGACGCTGGCGCGCTGACGCCCGCGTATCGCCGCGAGACGACGCCGTGGCCGGGCATGACGAAGCCGAAGAAGGCTCCGAAGTACCGCAACACGAAGTGCGAGCACGACGGCATCAAATTCGACAGCCAGAAAGAGCGCTCGCACTGGTTCGAGCTGGTGCAGCGGCAGGCGCGCGGCGAGATCCGCGAGCTTGAGCTGCAGGTGCGTTTCGAGCTGACGCCTCGCAAGCAGCGCGACGACGGCACATGGGAACGCGCCTCGTATTACGTGGCTGACTTCGTCTATATCGAGGTCGCGAGTGGCAAGCAGGTCGTCGAGGACGTGAAATCGCCCGCGACGCGCAAGAACCCAGCGTACGTGCAGAAGCGCAAGCAGATGCTGGCCGTGCACGACATCACTATCAAGGAAATTTGATGGACGAGATCGAGAAGCCGCGCCGCACGCGCGCGCCGGAGTGGACGCCCGAAGAAAACGCGCTGCTCCGCAAGGTCTGGAAGAAGCCCGAACCGCTGAAGACGGTCACGCACCTGTTTTCGGGCAGAAGCGAAAACGCGCTCGTCATGCACGGCATGCGCCTTGGGCTGCCCGATCGCCGCCGCAAGATGCCCGGCAAGCGCACCGCGAAAACGATCTGGCCGCGCATCGAGGCAGCTTTGAAGGTGCGCAGCGCGTCGGTCGACGAGCTGGCCGCGCTGGCGCGCTGCTCGAACTGCACAGTGCGCCGGTTCATCAAGGCGAAGCGCGCGAACGTGCACATCGAGAAATATCTGCCCGCTATCGAGACGCGGAACGTGCTGGCGCTGTGGGTGTGGGGTGCTGGCGAGGATGCGCCACGGCCGCCGCGAATGACCGAGACCGAGCTGAAGGCGCGCTACAAGCTGAAGCTGGAGCGTGAGCGGCCCGAAGAGCTGGACCGGCAACGCGCCAAGGCGCGAGTGCGCAAAGCGCGGCGAGACGGGCGTCTGGTGCGACGTGACCCGATGGTGGCGGCGCTGTTCGGGGCGTCGGCATGACCGAGCGCGAAGAGTACGAGGCGTGGTTCGCGCGCGAGTTCGCCGGGCGCGACATCCCGGAGGCGCTGCGCATTCTGGGATTCACCTTCTGGCGCGGTGGGCGGCAGTCGCTGGTCGCCGCTAGCGGCGCAGCGGTCGAAATCCGGGCACTAGCGGAGCCGCAATGAAGCGTTCGAGATTCGGTCCGCGCAAGGTGCCGATGTCACGCGGCTCCTGGAAGTCCTCACCTTCGGCGGCCACGCTGAAGCGGCGCTCGACGATGAAATCGCGCGCGAAGAAGCCGACGGTGGCGGAAGGATCGCGGTATCTGGCGGCGTGCCGCGGCGAGCCGTGTTACCTGCGCGTGCCGGGTGTGTGCCGCCGGAACCCGAACGACGAAACGGTTGTGCCGTGCCACGAGAACAGCTTGGCGGCTGGAAAGGGCATGGGATTGAAGTCGAATCACGCGCGCACGGTGCCGGGATGCTTTTGGTGCCACATCTGGTTGGATCAGGGAAGCGCGCCGCGCGAGAAAAAGCAGGTGACGTTCAGCCAGGCGTATCTGGAGTGGTCGCCGGTCCGCGCGCGAAAGATGGGTATTACGGAGGAAGTCGAGTGCAGCCTGTGAAAGTGGAAATCAACCTGCCGATGCCGGCCGCGATGCAAAAGCGCTGGTCGAACGGCCGGTTCATCAGCGAGCGCGTCAAACAACAGGTGCTGGTGATGGCGTACGGATTCCGCCGCAATCGGACGCTGGACAGGTCGAGCAAGGAATACCTCGTCGACGTGCTCGCGGAAATCCCGAGCGGCTATCGGTCGTTCGTGCGGCGCGACCAGTGGGTGACGGACAAGCTCGCGTGGGTCGAAGCCCTGATCGCGCTCAGCATTAACGCCGCCGCGCTCGCGCCGTTCTTCGCTAGCGGTGCGCGCGAGTGGCGTGCGGAGGTGGCCGCGTGAAGCCGATTCGCCTTCAGGTTCAGATGCCGACGCTCGGCGTATTCACCATCAAGGGCCGGTCGGCCATCGGCGAGATCGAGCAGCTGACGGAAACGATGGTGATCGCGCTGCGCCGCGTGGAGTTCAAAGGCGTGCTCGACGAGCAGACGGTTCGCGCGCTGGCGTTCGTGCCCGAAGCGTTCCGGCCGCACCTGCGCTGCGAGGGACGCCTGATCGACGGTGAATACGCCTGGTGCCTCGCGCACTTGGCCGATAACAAGAAGTCGCTGGCGCCGTTCATGGCTAGCGGCGAACGTGAATGCAAAACGGAAGGGGAACAGTGATATGAACGCACGACACGAAGGCATTTTCCGCAGCGCCGAAGAGGCAATCACGTTCGCGTGCAACTATTCGAGCCAGCAATACGCCATGTCGCCGATGGCGAAGCTGCTCCAAGGCCCGGCGCGCGGAAGCGGGCGCGGCTTGACCGGTCTGGACGGCGCTGGCCAGTCGGGTATGGTGTTCCGCGAACTGGAAACCCTTGACTATTGGCAGATGCTCGTGCTGGTGGCGGGCAAGGCGATCCGCAGCGAAAGCTGCAACTGCTTGAGCCCGTGCTGCCGCGGTTGGCGGATGACAGAGCTGTTCCGCGAGTCGGTGTCGCAGCTCGCCGATCAGGTCGCGCGCGAGGCGCGTGACGTGCTGCCCGTGAAGGCATTCCGCGTCGCGGTGCTGCGCAAGCACTTCGGCGACAAGATCCACGTTCTCGACGAGGCCGAAAAGCTCGGGATCGACGAGCATCCGGCGAACCGTCACGCGACGACGATCCGCAAATGGATTCGCGAGCTGGAGAAGAAGGGATTGACGGCGCTGAGCGAACGGCTTGACGCAGTAGGAATGTTGGTGAGGACTACTTGACGTGCGAGAAAACCTCGCATAAACTGCGTTTTCATATACCGTACCAATGGTGCGAACACGAAGCCCGTAAGCGAAAGCAAGCGGGCTTTTTGTTTGGTGCGGGCTAGAGCGCCACTACAGCAGAAGGTCGTCGGACATACAGCCAATCGAGGTCTGTTTGCACTTATCGCCGTGTTAGCTTACAATCCGGGTCGCGGGGTGGAGCAGTTCGGTAGCTCGTCGGGCTCATAACCCGAAGGTCACAGGTTCAAATCCTGTCCCCGCAACCAACATCGAAGCCCGCTATGCGAACGCAAGCGGGCTTTTTGCATATCTGGATAGGATTTAGGGCGTGGGCTAGCAAAGTGGCCCTGTGCAGCTAGCATCTGTCCCGGCACGAATACGCGCCTGATGAAGGCTTGAGCCAGAAACTGCTTCGGCGGTCGCGCGGAGTCCTCACAGCCGGGGAATAACTGAGGACCAGGGGCCACGCCCTAAGTCACTATCCTGCGAACCCGCAAGGCGAAAGCCCTGCGGGTTTTTTCATTTAGAGGTTCTGCAGTTCCTCTGCCAGCTTTTTGATGAAAGCGCCCACAAATTCTGCGCTTTCACGGCCGCCCTTAGCGGCGTAGTTCGAGGCGTTTTGCGGGGCGAGCCATCCGGCTTCGATTGCCGTCTTTGCGAACTCGACTGCTTCGTGCGTTGCGGTTTCTTTATCGTAAATTGCCACGTTGTATTCCCTTTCTTTGGTGTGCCGGCCTACCCGGCGCGCTAATTCTACGCCTCCACCATGAACCTCAAAGCCATCTTTCAGAAGGTCTTCCCGTGGATCAAGAGCGAGGCGAAGTCGGTCGAAACCCGCATCGACGTCGGTGCGCATCTGACCGAGCAGGACGTGAAAGAACTCGCGGATTCGATTCGTGCGGCAGTCGACGCCCGGCTGAGCGGACTTGGAGCGGCTGTCTCTGCAGAGATGGATGCACGTCTGACGGCCGACACCGCGCTCGCAGCGCAAATCAATCCGGTCATTGCCGCGTCGTCTGTCTCGGTGCTGGACCAAGCGACTGGCGCTGGCTGGACGATCTCGAAGGACGGCATCTTTTCTATCACCAACTCAACCACTGAGGCAGATATGAGCAACATCAACGTCGCAATCCAGATCGCTCTCGCACTGAAGGCGAACGACCCGAGCCTGACCGATGCAGCCGTGCAAGCCGCTGCGAACGCCGCGCTCGCTGCTGCATATCCGGCTGCCGCACCGGCTGCCTGATCGCTGCATGCCGCGCCTTCGGACGCTGCCGTCACGCCTATCGTCGCTGCCTAGTCGTGTTGCCGTCGTGCAGCCCGGCTCGTGGCGAGCAGGCAAGACGAGCAGCGCGGCGCGCGGCTATGGATACGACTGGCAGAAGCTGCGCGCGCAGCACCTCGCTGCGCATCCGCACTGCGTGTTCTGCCTGCGTGACCTCGGCATGCTCGGCCTGACGCCAGCCGAAGTCGTGCTCGCGTGTGCGGAGCGCGGCATCGCCGAGCCGCTTGGCAATATCGGCGACCACATCAGGCCGCATCAAGGCGACGATCGGCTACGCCTCGACCCGAACAACGTGCAGACGCTGTGCAAACCGCATCACGACGGCGAGAAGGCGCGCAGCGAGCGGCCCGCTCGCGGTTTGTAAACTTTACCGATAGTCTGGGCCGGGGGTGTCAAAAGTCTGAGGCTATCGACGGCCTCGACCGACCGTTCCCGCACGCGCAGAATTTTTTCCCTTTTGGAGTTTTTGTTAATGGCTTTAACAGCGAAAAAGCGGCTCTTTGCCGATGCTGTTTTAGCCGGCAAGTCCAATAGGGACGCGGCAATTGCCGCCGGCTACAGCGAAAAAACCGCGTCGCAGTCAGGGGCGCGCCTTGTTAAAGACAAGGACGTCGCGCTGTACGTGGCCGCGCAGCGAATCGAGAGCGAATCGAAAGCCGCGCCACCGAAAAGCGCTGCGCCTGACCGCTCGCCGCCGCCGGATTTCGATCCGTACGCGATGACCAGCTTCACGGACCCGAAGGCATTCCTGATTGCCGCCATGAACGACGGGCGGACGGAGCCGAAGCTGCGCGTCGACGCCGCGAAAGCGCTGATGCCGTTCGTCCACGCCAAGGTTGGCGAGGCCGGCAAGAAGGACGCGAAGGGCGCGGCGGCCGAGAAGGCCGCGAACAAGTTCGCTGCGCTCGCGGCGCCGAAACTGATCGTCAACAACAGGAAGTAGCGTATGGAATGGTCGACTGCGTGCCCGGACTGGCCCGAGCGGCTGCGGTCCGGGCGCTCGATCATTCCGCCGCCGATCTTTCCCGAGCAGGCCGAGTTGGCGCTGAACGTCTTCAAGCAGCTCAAGATCGTCGACGCACCTGGCAGCCCCACGTTTGGCGAGGCGTCGGCGCAATGGGTGTTCGATCTGGTCGCTTCGATCTTCGGCGCGTATGACGCAAACAGCGGCCGCCGGCTGATCACCGAGTGGTTCGTCTGCATCCCCAAGAAGAATTCGGAGACGCGTTTCCGAGAGATTCGATGCTGTTCGCGGCGGTACGCCGTGCGACAGAAACTATCGGGAAAATCAACGCTTTGGCGAAGATTTGATGTTCGGGGGAGTTCCATGGGATCCCCGTACAGCGCCCCTTAAGTGGGGGTAGCGGCGGGGGTACTTTCCGAGCTAACCGTCGTTTGTAAATCAGATACCCCCAAAAATGCGTCTAACCAACATTGCGATTCGGAATGCGAAGCCCACTGAACGTCCAAGAAAGCTGGCGGACGGTCGCGGACTGTACTTGCTTATCAACCCAAGTGGTTCACGCTGCTGGCGTTGGAAATATCGCTTCCAAGGGCGAGAGAAGTTGATGGCGTTCGGCGTCTATCCTGACGTGTCGTTGGCCGAGGTCCGCGAGAAGCATATCGAAGCCCGTAAGTTACTCGCGAGCGGAGTCGATCCGATGGAGAAGCGGCGCGAGGCCGCAGAAGTGCGCCCCTATAAGACGTTCGAAGAGGCTGCCGAGCAGTGGTTGAGCTACTGGAAGCCGACGCGCACGGAGTCGCGAGTAAAGCAGGTAGCGGCATATCTGCAATCTGACATATACCCAGTGATTGGGCGCCGAGCACTGGCGGATCTTCCCAGCTCGGTGTTCCGAGACATGGTGAAGAAGATAGAGGCGAGGGGGGCGCCAACAGTTGCCAAATTAGTTTTGCAGGTCTGCAATCAAGTGATGCGATACAGCATCGCGCATGATTGGGTGCAGCGTAATCCTGTCGCAGAGCTGCGTGCGAGCGATCTAATGGTGATACCGAAAACGAAAAACCACGCACGCGTTGGTGAGGCAGATTTGCCCGCGCTGCTTCATGCAATCGACAACTACAGCGGCGAAGAACAGACGCGCTTGGCGTTCAAAATGATGGCGCTTACTTTTGTCCGAACGGCGGAATTGATCGAGTCCACTTGGGCCGAGTTCGATCTTGACGCAGCGCGATGGACGATCCCGGCTGACCGGATGAAGATGGCGACGGCTCATGTTGTTCCGTTGTCGTGGCAAGCGGTCTTGACGCTCAGGCGCCTGCAAGTTCTCACGGCTGGCGGAGACTTTGTTTTCCCTGGCCGTGATTCGCACAAGAGGCCAATGAGTCGAGCAACGCTTCTGATGGCCCTGCGTGTACTTGGCTACCGCGGGCGAATGACGGTGCATGGTTTTCGCGGCATTGCTTCAACGACGCTTCACGAGCAGAACTGGCCGCACGAGCATATCGAGCTGCAATTAGCTCACCAATCGAGGGGGGCGGTTAGCGCGGCATACAACCACGCCCAATATCTTCCGCAGCGCGAAGCAATGATGCAGGCATGGGCCGACTATCTTGACGCTCAGCGCGCCCGCTACGCGCCACCGATCTAAGACGCAGCACTATGCAACGATAGCCCGCCCAGCGCGGGCTTCTTTTTCCCAGGAGGTTTCGTGAGCAACACCCTTATCAAGCTTTCGCGGGTCCTCGAAAAGACGGGGCTTAGCCGGACGTCGGTCTATACCAATCCAACATTCCCGAAGCCGATCAAGCTGAGCTCGCGCGCGGTGGCATGGGTAGAAGGCGAAGTCGATGGATGGATCGCCACGCGCATCGCCGAAAGTCGCTGCACTGTTGGCGACCAATGCGGGCCGGAACGGCACTGACAAAGCTGACAGAAGGGCAGCACACTTTATTGATGCGGCCCCATTCTCTGCTGACATAACTGACAGAAGGGTGCTTTTGTCAGTTGTGTCAGTGACCCGGGAGATACTTTGCGAAAAAGGCGCTTGCATGACGTAAACCCGTGCACGTATACTTCTCACGTGGCTGAGACAGCAGCCTCCGGGTTTGGCGACCTGGAAATGTTGGCGGACGACCGCCCGAGCGCGGTTTTTTTACGTCCGTGTGCCTCCGCACGCCTGTACGATCAACGGGTGGGCCTAGGTGGGGAGACCTTCGGGTCTGCCGGTGCCAACGTTCCGGTTCGCCAACCCTGCTTAGTGCCCGCCCACCCATTTGGCGATGGGAAGCGGGCTTTCGACACCAACGTTGGAGGCCGCACGATGCGCCACCCCCTTGCTCGCCCTGAGCGAACCCAACCCCTTCCCGAACTCGTAAATCGCGCACTGCGCGACGCCGCGCTCGCGCCTACCGTCTTTGACGCGCTCGACATTTGCGCCGATGCCTTGGTCGCACTGGCCGCGCTCGCCCAGCCGCTGGAGGTGCGCGCATGACTTCCGCTGCTGAAATCCTCCATAACCCGGAACTGCTCGAAGCCTTTGTCGCTGGCAGCACGTGGGACCGCGACAACGTGATTCGCACCCTTACCGCCACGGCGGAGAAGGAAGCCGCTGAGGCCGAGAGCGCGAAGCAGCGCGCCTACGCCGAGTATCCCGCGCTGCTGAAGCGGGCGCGCGAAGAACGGGACCGTGCCCGCCGCGAGCTGGCGAACGCCGCGAAAGCTCTGCGCCACTGCTGCACGCTGTTCCACACGATCAAAAGCCTGGTGTGCGACGAAGAGTTTGACCTCGCGGAGATTGGCGAAGATCAGGCTGGTTTCGCCGCCGAGCGGGCGCAGGACGAAGCCGACTACTTCGCGGAGACCGCGCAATGAACGCCCGGGCTCAATCAACCACTCTCTGGATGCCAATCTGGTACGACGCTGGCCGCGAGATTGATGGCCTCTGGTGCTCCTGCACGCACTACGGCGCTGCGCTGACCGACAAGCGAAAGGCGTGGGCTGAGGCACGCCGAATGTGCGATGCAATCGGCGGCATTGGCTTCTGCGTGCGACGCGTCGAGCCGGTAATCCGCGAAGGGGCCAGCACGAACGCACCACACGAACTTCGGCGTATTTCTAACGCTGAGCAGTCCTCACGAGGTGAGCAATGAGCGAGGCACAGGCCATAAAAGATCGCGTCAATCGACAGATCGAGCGCGAAATCGAAATCTGCAGGAAAAGAATGGGTGAGGCGGAATGGAAACTCCACGGCGAGTGGGTAACGGAAAACATCGTGACGGCCGCGAAGATCTGGATCATGCGCGCGTTGCGGGAGGGGAGCCTGTGAGCAATTTTCTCGAAGATCTCGCGCTTACCGACGACGATCTGCGCGCCGCGCGCGAGCGAAGCGAAATCAACCGTGTTCGCAAGAATTTTCTGGCTAAAGGTGCCGCGGCTAGCGGGATTGCGTGGCCGGACATCGAGCCCCTGCCGGACTCGCTCAAGGCAGTTGAGCCATTCGCCATGGCGCTCTTGCCCGATAGCTTGCGGCCATGGGCGCAGGACATCGCCAACCGCGTGCAATGCCCGCCGGATTTCATTGGCGCGACCATCATTGGCGCGCTCGGCATCGCCATTGGCCGCCGCGTGGGCGTGCGCCCGAAGCTGCGCGACGACTGGACCGAGTACGCCAATCAGTGGGTCTGCATCGTCGGCCGCCCGGGCGTAATGAAGTCGCCGGCAATGAGCGCCGTGCTCGCGCCGGTAAAGCGCCTCGACATGGAGGCTAGCCAACGATTTGAGGACGAGTTGGCGCTCCACGAGTCCGAAGCGAAGATCCACAAGATGCGTCAGGACGCTGCTGAGAAAAAGGCAATGGCCGCGCTCAAGAAGAACCCGGACGCGGCCGTCAGCCTGCACGAATCCGAGCCGCTGGAGCCGCCGAAGCTGACGCGATACCTGGTCAACGACGCGACGGTCGAGAAGCTGGGCGAGATCTGCGCAGACAACCCGCAGGGCGTGGGCGTGTTCCGTGACGAGCTGGTGAGTCTGTTGAAGGGCCTCGACCGCGACGGACAGGAGAGCGCACGAGGCTTCTATCTGACCGGCTGGAACGGGAACGACGGCTATGTTGTTGACCGCATCATGCGCGGACATCAGCGCATCGAAGCCGTGTGCCTCTCGCTGATCGGCTCGACGCAGCCCGGGCGCCTGTCCGAATACCTGCGCAGCGCTATCGGGGGCGGGGCGGCTGACGATGGCCTCGTGCAACGTTTCGGCGTGCTCGTATGGCCTGACGTACCGCGCGAGACGTGGGAGAACGTCGATTGCTGGCCGGACGCCGAGGCGAAGCATGCCGCGCACGCGGTTTTCAAGCGGCTCATTGACGCTGACCCGGTCGAGACGTGGCAGGCAGAGATCCCTGTCGGGCCTGACGGCGAGCCCGACGGCAACCCGCCATTCCTGCGACTGTCTCCCGAAGGTATGGAGATCTTCGTCGATTGGCGGACGGAGCACGAGAACGCCCTGCGCGGCGGCGACCTGCACCCGGCTATGGAATCACACCTCGCGAAGTACCGGAAGCTGGTTCCGTCGCTCGCGCTCGTGCTGCACCTCGCCAACGGCGGCACTGGGCCGATAACCGACTACGCCATGAATCAGGCTCTCGCGTGGGCAGCGTACCTGCGCAGTCACGCCGAGCGCGCCTATGGCTCCGTGCTGGTGGCGGAGGTGAGCGGCGCGAAGGCCCTCCTGCGGCGGATCAAGGCGGGCGACCTCGCGGACGGATTCTCGGCGCGCGACGTCTATCGCAATCAATGGTCGGGGCTGGAGAACCGCGAGGCAGCGACGAAAGCCATCGGAGTGCTGGTCGAGTACGGCTATCTTGTGGCTGAGGCGGCCGAGACTGGCGGGCGCGCGAAGTCGGTCTATCGCATTCACCCGGGGGCAAGGAAGTGACGCTCCATCGTGACTCGTTACCCGAAAGCGTTACCGCACGTGACTCGCTCGTTACTCGGCTGACGCGCGCGGCGCGCGTGCCCAGCCAAACGGAGGATGCACGATGAACAAGTACCTCGCGCGCCTGCAATCTGCAACGAACCCGGCAAAGCCCTCGGCATCACCTTCTGTCAGTTTTGTCAGTGGCCCGGGTGGCTCCGCAGAGAAAAACGCATCCGGCGAATTCTGGCCGTGGGCGCCCTACCTCGGCGCGGCCGACGTCCAGCGGATGCAAACAGAGCTGCTCGGCATGATCGAGCGGCTAGCTGATCTGGAGGAATGGCCTGACGAGCAGCGCGACGATGTGCTCGCGCGCGCCGTGCGCGGCCCGCTGGCCGACCTGCTGCCAAACCTGCACCACTTCAATCAACGATTGACGGAGGCGACCGCCGCAGCGGCGGCGCGCGAAGCCGTCGAGAAACGCACCTGGAGGTTTGACCGATGAACACGACCGAAAAGACCATCGCCGAGTATCAGGGCGCCGTGAAGAAACTGTTTCAAGCCGCGTTCGATCAATTGCGCGTCGAGAATCCCCAGCACTACGCGAACTGCTCGCACGTGCTCAACGCAGGCGGAATGATCGAGCTGCGCAGTTGCGCGATGGCGGGCGGCCTGCTGGAGACGGTCATCAGTGTCGTGGATGCCGCTGGAGAGTCGGCAGAGGTGTGCCGTCTTGAGACTGGTGTTGTTAACCACTAAGTAGTCCTATACACTATTGACAAACGGCCCCATGTATGCGTTCGCGCGTCATGGGGCCGATGCATAAGGCGGTATGCCGGGCGCTACCGTAACCACGAAGCACAACATGCCGTGCGCTGTTGAGCGGATCGTGACGAAGCAAATTCCCGAATTCACTTTATGAGGCATCACATGCAAACGAATAACCCGATTCGCGTTCCGCGCGGCATCCAATCCGTTCACGCCCAAGGCGGCGCAGACATCAAAGCGCTCATTGAAGGCACGGCCGCTGCTTTCGCCGAGTTCAAGGAAAAGCACAACGCCGACATGGACAGCCTGCGCGGAGCAGTCGACGAGCACTCCGTCGCTCTCGCATCGCATCAGATGCACGGCGGCGTTAGCGGTGCGAACGCCCGCGAAGAGCAACTGCCGATCTATGCCGCTCGCGGCTTGCGCGCTGCGCAAATCTCGGCGCACTACACTCAGCGCGCCAAGGCGGCCGGCGAAGACGCCAGCATCAACATGGCCGACTTCCTGCGCGGCGTGGCGGGCATGAAGTGCTCGGACGCGGTCAAGGCATCGCTCGCAGTCGGCACGGACTCGGCGGGCGGCTATGCCGTGCCGAGCATCGTCATGCCGAAGATCCTCGACGCAATGGTCGACCAGAGCGCGCTGCTCACGGCTGGCGCCGGCATCCTTCCGGTGACGGACGGAGCGAAGAGCGTGACCGTGGCAGGCATCGACACGCTGCCCTCGCCTGCATGGCGTAACGAGCTGGGCGCGGTCGCCGAAAGCGAGCCGACGTTCCGCGGCGTGGTGGCGACGCCCCGCTCGCTCGCCTGCATCGTGCGTATCAGCCGCGAACTGCTGGCCGACGCTGACGACGTATCGCGTGCAGTAACGCAGGCAATCTCGCAAGCGTTCGCGCTGGAGTTCGACCGCGTTGGCCTGGTCGGTAGCGGCGTGGCACCGCAGCCGCTCGGCCTGTACGGCATGGAGGCAGTGACGAAGATCGAGCAGGCCGGCGCGAAGTTCGCCTATAGCGACATGCTGGCCGCGTATCAGACCCAGCTCGAACACAAGGCGCCTGCGCCGACGGCTGCCATCATGGCGCCGCGCACGCTGGTCGGCCTCGCTGGTCTGGTGGATACGACCGGTCAACCGCTCAACGCGCCGCCGCTGCTGGCTGGCGTGCGCCAGCTCTCGACCAACGGCGTACCGGTCAACCTCGGCGACGGCAACGCCAAGAGCCTCGTGTTCGTCGGCAACTTCTCGACGGTGCAATACGCCCTGCGCGAGACGCTGAACATCGGCCTGCTGCGCGAAGCCTATGCCAAGACCGGCGAAATCGGCTTCCTCTGCCACGCTCGCGTGGACGTGATCGCGAACTACCCGCAGGCAATCACGGTGATCGAGGCCGTCGCGAGCTAACGCAATTGGGGACGGGGCGGTCAAAAGTTTGGCCGCCGTGGCCGCCTCGACCGACCGTTCCCGCATGCGCAGAAAATTTTCCCCTTTTCAAAAGGATTTCAGCAAATGGCAGGCGTCAAAGGACGATCCGGAGGGCCGCGAGCCAATAGCGGCGGGGCTCGGCCGGGCGCTGGTAGACCGAAAAAATCAAAACCTGCGCCCGCGCCGCTCGATGAGCGCGACATGCTTCAACTTCTGCAGGACATTGCGCTCGGTCGCGTGGACGCCACCCCGATTCAGGTGCGCGCCGCCGTCGCGGCAGTGCAGTACACGCACCACAAGAAGGGCGAAGGCGGAAAAAAGGATGAGCAGGCCGAGGCGGCAAAGAAAGCCGCGAACAAGTTTGCTTCGATGGCGCCGCCGGCTCGCCTTATCGTGAACAACCAGAAATAGGAGGTCGGATGGACATCCCGACGACTGAAGACCCGAAGGTTTTCCTGTTGACTGTCGTGAATAACCCCGCCGTCGACATGCCGACGCGCATCGCGGCCGCCGCCGCGCTCATGCCGTACTACCACGAGCGACTTGCGGACGACGAAGAGGACGAAGAGCAGTGACCGCGGGCCTCCAGATATTCGACGCCAACGGGAATCCCGTGCTCGATGCGACGTATCGCGTAATGCGCCTCGGCGGGTCGCGGAGCCTCGTGGGCGGCCAAAACGACGGCGTCGCAGACGACCGGCTGCTGCAGGGCGGCTGGTTCTCGTTTGCGCCGAGTGGCACTAAGGGCGACGCCTACCTGTCTGGCGGCATCATCACGCCTCGTTTCTCGATCAGCGGAAACGTGTTGTCGTGGACGTGGGCGGCGAAGAATAACGCGACATACGACACGTACCAGACTGGCGTCGTTTTCTGGGGGGGATCGTGACCGCAACTATGCCTGAAAAAGACCGGGCTAAGACAACTTCGCCCTTGTCTGTGGTGCCGAATTATTCGCTAGGCGTCTCTTCCTTTTCCTCGACATCAATTTCCTTCGGACTCGGGTAGGCTGCCTCCGCCGCCTTGAGTACATCCGCAACAGCGCTTACATGCCATACCCGTCCTAGGTCGGATTCGCTGTTCACCCGTCCGGAGTATATGCCGATAAATTCCCAAGCGTGTGTCGCTCCGAGAGTCGAGCTCACTTTGTCATCTTTAGGCACTCGAAATCCGAACGGACGATATGCGATAACTGGTGATCCGGATTGGCCTTGGCGTGTCCGGCAATCAACCAAAAATACTGGATTCTCAGGGGTTATCAAGCTCATTTCTTGTGCCAAGAATCCAGTGGCCCAAATGGGAAATTTCCCGAATGAAGAAAGACCAAATGGAAAGCCAATCACGCTCACAGTTTCTCCCGGCGCTATAATTAAGCCGGGTCGATCGAGATCCATGCCAATGTAATAAGGCATCTTATAGACGTCACTTCCCCATTTGAGATTAAGAGCCACGACGTCTGCTTTTTGCCCTAATGTCGGGTGTTCAATCCACCACGGTGTGCCATCCTCTTTATAGAGGGGGAGCGTTATAACCTTCCATTGACCAGACTCAATGGGCTGTTTGTGGAAGAAAATCCGAATTCTGTCTGGTGTTCCACATGTCTTGCTAAGATACTCACCGGTCTCTTGATGCTTCCCAGTCACGTTGTGACGATTGGTTATTAGCGCGCAATGAGGATCCTTGTTGTACGCTGCTAGGAACGCAGTTCCCCGACTTAGAATCGTTTCTCCGAAACACATTTCAATGTAAAGTGACTTCATCGTCGGTACTGTGACCGACAAGGTCAGTGCATTGCCACTAGGAAGCGTAATGAATTCAGGAAGAGGGGATATTGTCATCGTCGATTATTCGGGTGATATTGAGGGGTTAAAGAAATGACTCGAATCTGATGAATTATGCTTCCCACCCAATCAACCCGCGCAGCGAGAGGACAGGATTGATAGGTGGTTCTTGCTCATCTTGGAGCTTTGTCCATTTCGCTTCTATTTCCTCTGGCTCCAATGCTCCAACCGAAAAGGAGTTCGTGTGGGTTAGACCGGTTTGCTCATCAAGGAATCCACTCACGCGCTCGATCTCCAGTTGTCCGAAATAGCGATCGACCTTTACATCAAGAAATACCGAGAGAGTTACCTGAATATGCTCACCGAAGCCATTGTCTACCTGAACGTCGCCGGGAAAGATAGCCAGTCCATCGTGTTTGCCAGCGGTCGTGGGGTACTCCGCGTTATTCCACTTCCGTAACGCGGTGTCCAGCGCCGTCCCGAGTGACTGGCCGTTCTCGTCGAATGCTTCCTGATAGGCAGGGCTGACGGTGATGCGGAAGGGCTTGGCTGCTACGGTGGAGATCTGGAAAGCCATAGTTGTTCTGACGTATTCGCAGACAGCCGGAATAGCTGGACGAGTGCGCCACTTGTGATCCCCCGTGTCGACTGGCCGATAGAGTTCCATCTGGAGCTTCTTGGCGACAGTCTTCGCAGTCTCTGTGAACCCGGCTGGACATACAAGCACCCCCTTGTTTGCACCAATATCATTCACCATGCCAGCAAATTCTTCGACGCCTTTTACATCAACGGGTTTTTTGTAGTCTTTGCAATCGATGGCGATTGTCATGGGGTATTGGCCTATGTTCTGCGTCACCAGCACATCCACCTGACGGTCAACTTCCGAATTCCGTCCTTTGATTTTGACGTTGTGCTCGACCTTCGCAGCCGGGGCGAGCTTTTGCTGAATGCTCGCGACGAGGTGTTCCAGGTCCAGCCAATCCTTGGTGTTCATGGCGCGGCCGACTTGTGTTGCTCTCTTCTCTTTCTTCCCCATGTTGTCCTCATCTATGCCTTAGGCATATTTTGGCTATGCAGACGCCCCCGAGTTCTGGCCGACCTCCAAGTGACCATCTCATGGGGGTAGGCGTTGGGGTATTTCGATATTATTCTACGCTCACCCCCCGTTGCATAAGGTCGGGCATCCATTTCCGTATTCCCAAGAAGAACAGCAAATCGACGCTGGCCGCTGGGATCATGATGACGGCCATGATACTGAATTGGCGGATGTCGGCGGAATACGCGATTCTCGCGCCGACGATAGAGGTTGCGAACAACAGCTTCGCGCCGAGTCGCGACATGGTGAAGCACGAGGAAGACCTCGACGATCTGTTCCAGGTGCAGGCGCACATCAAGACGATCACACACCGCACGAGCGGCGCGACGTTGAAGGTCGTCGCTGCCGATGCGAACACCGTGTCGGGCAAGAAGAGCGTCGGAACGCTAATCGACGAAGTCTGGTTGTTCGGCAAGATGCCGAATGCGGAAGACATGTTGCGGGAAGCAACCGGCGGCCTGGCATCGAGACCCGAAGGCTTCATCATCTACCTGACGACGCAGTCGAACGATCCGCCGGCGGGCGTGTTCCTGCAGAAGCTTCGCTACGCGCGCGACGTGCGCGACGGCAAGATCGTCGATCCGTGCTTCGTGCCCGTCATCTTCGAGCACCCGCCCGAAATGGTGCGGCGTAAAGAGCACCTGAAGGTCGAAAACCTTGCGATGGTGAATCCGAACTTCGGATTTTCCGTCGATCAGGCTTATCTGGAGCGCGAGTTTCGCAAGGCGCAAGACACGGGCGAAGAGTCGTTCCGCGGCTTTCTCGCGAAGCACGCAAACGTCGAGATCGGCCTCGCGCTGCGCAGCGATCGCTGGGCGGCAGCTGAATTCTGGGAAGCTGCGGCGCTCGCGCCGTCCCTCTCGATCGAGGAACTGATAGAGCGCTGCGAAGTAATCGACGCAGGCGTTGACGGCGGCGGCCTGGACGACTTGCTCGGGCTCGCGCTCGTCGGGCGCGAGAAGGGTACGCGAAACTGGCTCGCGTGGACGCACGCATGGGCGCATCCGTCCGTGTTTGAGCGTCGCAAAGAGATCGCGGACACGTTGCGCGACTTCGAGCACGAGGGCGATCTCACGGTCGTCGAGCAGATCGGCGATGACGTGACAGACGTCGCGGCGATCATCGCCCACGTCCACGCCGCTGGCCTACTCGATAAGGTCGGCGCGGACCCGGCGGGCATTGGTGGCGTGCTCGATGCGCTCGCGGAAGCGGGCGTGCCGGAAGACAAGGTGATCGGCATATCGCAGGGCTGGAAACTCTCGGGCGCAATCAAGACGACCGAGCGCCGGCTCGCCGCTGCGAGCGGACGCAAGGCAGACGACAGCGGCACGCGTCCTGATGGCACGCTGATTCATGGCGGACAGCGCCTCATGGCGTGGGCGGTCGGTAACGCGCGCGTCGTGCCAGTCGGTAACGCCGTGAACATCACGAAACAGGCCAGCGGGACGGGGAAAATCGACCCGCTCATGGCGATCTTTGACGCGGTGTCGCTGATGGCGCTCAACCCGCCGGCGCAAGGCGCGTCGGTGTATGAGTCGCGCGGCATCCGATTCCTCTGAGGTGCGAATGGGTTTTTTCGATCGTTTCCGACGCGAAAGCGCGCCGGAGGCCCAAGCTCGCCCGCAGGAGCCGACGTTTCAGGCTTCCACGGCTGCGGCAACGCCGCCGGGCGAGACGTTTGATGGGCTCGACGATCCGCGCCTGCTCGAATACATCCGGCGCGGCGAGCTGAACGGCGGCATGAATGCACGCGAGGCGCGCGCGCTGCGCAACACGGCCGTTCTTCGCTGCTGCACGCTGATTTCGCAGTCCATCGGCATGCTGCCGCTCAACCTCATCGCGAGCGACGACACAAAGCAGGTTCAAAGCGCCAATCCGGCGCATCGGCTGCTGAAATACCGCCCGAATAGCTGGCAGACGCCGCTGGAGTTCAAGAGCCTGCTGCAGCTGCGCACGATGCTCGACGGCCAGTCGTTCGCGCGCGCAATCTGGTCGGGCAATCGGCCCATCATGCTGATTCCGATGGATCGCGGTTCGACGAAGCCGCGCCTCACCAGCACGTGGCAGATGGTCTACGACTACACGACGCCCGACGGCAACCTGATCACGCTTCCTGCGCGCGAGGTGTTCCATCTTCGCGACTTGTCGCTCGATGGTGTGAACGGTCTATCGCGCCCGAAGCTGTCGCGCGAAGCGCTTGAGCTTGCCGAGCAGGCTGAACGCGCAGCGTCGCGCACGTTCCGTACGGGTGTGATGGCGGGCGGTGCGATCGAATTCGAGAAAGAGCTATCGGACGGTGCGTACAAGCGCCTGAAAGAGTCGATCGCGGAAAACCATTCCGGATCGGAAAACGCTGGTAGCTGGATGCTGGTTGAGGAAGGTGGCACCGCCAAACAGTTCACCTCGACGGCTGTGAATTCTCAGCAGATCGAGACGCGCAATCACCAGATCGAAGAGGTGGCGCGCACGTACGGCGTGCCGCGCCCGCTTCTGATGATGGACGACACGAGCTGGGGCAGCGGCATCGAGCAGCTCGCGATCTTTTTCATTCAGTACACGCTCGCGCCGTGGTTCGTCTCCTGGGAGCAGGCCGCAGCGCGGCTGTTTATTGCCGACGCGCAGCTCGACGCGATTCAGTTCAAGTTCAACGAAGGCGCGCTCCTGCGCGGCACGCTCAACGATCAGGCGACGTTCTTCTCGAAAGCGCTCGGCGCGGGCGGCCAGTCGCCGTGGATGTCGCAAAACGAGGTGCGTGAAATCTCCGACCTTCCACGTTCGAGCGACCCGCAGGCGGACCAGCTCCGCAATCCGATGACACAGCAACCGAAGGGAAGCGGCAATGAGCCTCCTCAAACTGCCTGAAATCCGCGCCGATCATCGGCTCAATTCCGCGCAATACGACGTGCGTCCCGACGCGTTGGAGCGTTGGGAGCCGGCGGTGCGCGCGGCCGCCGCCGATGACTCCGTGTCGATCTCGATCTACGACTCGATCGGCGACAACTGGGAAGGCACGGGCATTACCGCGAAGCGCATCAGCGCGGCGCTGCGCAACATCGGCGCGCGCGATCTCACGGTGAACGTGAATTCGCCCGGCGGCGACTTCTTCGAGGGCGTCGCGATCTACAACCTGCTGCGCGAGCACAAGGCCAAGGTCACGGTCAATGTGATGGGCCTCGCGGCGTCGGCGGCGTCGGTGATCGCGATGGCCGGCGACGAGATCCTGATGGGCGACGGCGCTTTCCTGATGATCCACAACGCGTGGACGGTGGCGATCGGCAACCGGCACGACATCGCGCAGGCGGCCGAGGTGCTGGCGCCATTCGACGCGGCCATGGCCAAGGTCTATTCGCAGCGCGCGGGCATCTCGCAGGACGAAGCCGCGGCGCTGATGGACAAGGAAACGTGGATCGGCGCCGAGCAAGCTGTCGCTGACGGCTTCGCGACTGGGCTGCTCGACAGCGCGCAGGTCTCGAAAGACACGAACGCGAGCGGCAGCCGCAAGGCGCTCGCTCTCATTGAAGCGTCCATGGCGCGCGCCGGTTACTCGCGCGGCGCGCGCCGCGACGCTCTCAAAGCCCTATTCGACGGCACGCCGGGCGCTGCCGCTGACAACGCCATGCCGGGCGCTGGCGACGACGTTGCAGCCTCGCTGCAAAACCTCATCAACGCTCTTCAAGGATAAATCCATGAGCAATCGCAAGCATCTCCTCGTCGCCGCACTGGCGGCAGCCATGTCGGGCTCGTATGGCGCGGTCCCGCGCGGCATCGTGGCCGTGCGCGCCGATACCGGTGACGTCAAAGCGCTCATCGACGGCGTCAATCGTGCCTTCGACGCGTTCAAGGCCGAGCACACGAAGCAACTCGATGCCGTGAAGGCGGGTCTGCCCGCGTCCGACATCACCGCGAAGGTCGAGAAGATCGGCGCGGATCTGGACTCGTTCCAGAAGGCGCTCGACGAGCACAGCGTGAAGATGGCGTCCCTCGAAATGGGCGGCGCGGGCGGCGCGAAGCTGCGCGACGCCGAATACACGGACGCATTCAAGGCGCACGTGAAGAAGGGCGAAATCAACGCCGCGCTGAACAAGGGCGCTGACGAACAGGGCGGTTATCTGACGCCGGTCGAATGGGATCGAACCATCATCGACAAGCTGGTTCTGATCTCGCCGATGCGCCAGCTCGCGCAGGTGCAGTCGGTTTCGAAGGCTGGCTTCTCGAAGCTCTTCAACATGCGCGGCACCGCGAGTGGCTGGGTCGGCGAGGCCGACGCGCGTCCGCAGACCGCGACGGGTACGTTCAAGTCGCTGTCGTTTGCGTCCGGCGAGATCTATGCGAACCCGGCGGCCACGCAGGGCATTCTCGACGACAGCGAGATCGATCTCGAAACGTGGCTCGCGAACGAAGTGCAGACCGAGTTCGCGCGGCAGGAAGGCATCGCGTTCCTGTCGGGCGACGGCGAGAACAAGCCGAACGGCATCCTGACGTATGTTACCGGCGGCGCGAATGCTGCAGCGCATCCGCTCGGCGCAATCGGCGTCGTGAATAGCGGCGCGGCGGCGGCCGTCACGTCCGACGGCGTGCTCGACCTGATCTACGACCTGCCGAGCTCCTTCACTGCAAACGCGCGCTTCACGATGAACCGCAACACGCAGCGCGACATTCGCAAGCTGAAGGACGGACAGGGCAATTACCTGTGGCAGCCGTCGTACGTCGCAGGCCAGCCGGCGACGCTCGCGGGCTACCCGGTCACGGAAGTGCCCGACATGCCCGACGTCGCTGCGAACTCGACGCCGGTCCTCTTCGGTGACTTCAAGCAGTCGTACCTGATCGTCGACCGCATGGGCGTGCGCGTGCTGCGCGATCCGTACACCGCCAAGCCGTACGTCCTGTTCTACACGACGAAGCGAGTCGGCGGCGGTCTGCTGAATCCGGAGCCGATGCGCGCGATGAAGATCGCCGTGGACGCCTAACCGGCAAAGATTCTCCGTGGGTAGGTGAGTGGGTTTGGGGCGTCGGCGTGACGCCCCATTTTTTTGGAGGAAAGCATGGCGAATTTCGTCAAGCCGTTCCGCGGAGTGCCGCAGGGCGAGATTTACCCGAAACGGTATGAGGCGGGCGAAGAGTGCCCGGCGGAACTCGAAGCCGCCGCGCGCGAAGCGGGCGCGATCGAGGGAGCCGAGGCAAAGAAGACCGCCGCGGCGAAGAAGTAAGCGATGGCGCTCGTTGAATTGAGCCTTGCGCTCGGTTTCTTGCGTCAGGACGCGGGCGTCGAGGACGACGTCGTGCAGGCTCTGCTCGACGGCGCGACGCAGTCGGCCATCGACTACCTCAACCGGCAGGTATTCGAGACTCAGGCCGACGTCGACGCAGCAGTTACCGAGGGCACCGCAGGCGATAACCCGATGGTCGTCAATGCTGCGATCAAGGCTGCGATCCTGAAGACGACGGCCGAGCTGTATGCGAATCGCGAGGACTCTTCGATGAGCAAGGCCGTCGAGATGCCGTTCAACGCGCGGACGTTGCTGCGGCCGCATCGAATCGTGCCGGGGCTGTGATGCGCGCAGGCACCCTCAACCGCCGCGTGCGCATCGATCAGCGCTCGGGCAACGGCACGCTGAACGACCCGACCGGCTGGGCGCCGCTCGCGATCGTCTGGGCGAACGTGAAGATGCTCACGGGCAAGGAAACGCTGCTCGCTGACAGCGACGTCGGCGAGGCCACCGCGAGCATCCGCATCCGGTTCCGCACGGACCTCGACAACAGCATGCGCGTCGTGCTGCTCAAGTTCGTCGGTGGCCAGCCGATCGACGAAGCGATTTTCAACATCCAGAAGCCGCTGCCGGACTACGCCGGGCGCGAATACACGGATCTGGCGTGCACGGAAGGGAGTAACGATGGCTAGTGCGGAATCGATCGTCGACGCGGCGCTCGCCGCGCTCGCGGGCGGCCGAGTTTATCCCGACGTCGCGCCGACCAAGGTCGTCAAGCCGTACATCGTCTATCAGAGCGCCGGCGGCGTCGACGAAACGACGTTCGACGGTGCCGACACGCTGCAAAACAGCCGCATGCAGGTCGTAGTGTGGGCCACCACGCGCGCCGAGGCGGCAACCATCATCCAACAGGTGCGCGCCGCGCTGACTGACGCGCCTGTTCTCGGCACGCCGATCGGCGCGTCCGTGAGCGTCTACGAGGACGACACGAACCTATTCGGCAGTCGGCAGGACTTCTCAATCTGGTATCAGGAGTGAATCTATGACCAGCACCGCAATTGGCTCGCAAGGCACCAAGATCGCGAAGAACACCGGTACCACGGCGGCGCCCGTGTGGGCCGCGATCAAGAACGCGTCGAATCTGAACGGGTTCTCGGGCTCCGCGAGCGACATCGACGTGACCGATTTCGACAGCACGGCGAAGGAATATCGCCAAGGGCTGCAGGACTGGGACACCGTCTCGTTCGACATCAACATCAACATGAAGGAGGCGAGCCACGCCGCGCTACTCGCCGACAAGAAGTCGGGTGTGGTCGCGCAGTATCAGGTCACGCTCAGCGACGGCACGACCATCGAGTTCGACGCGTACGTGAAGACCTTTCCGATCACGGCGGGCGTCGACAGCGTCGTGAAGGGCACTGTGGTCATCAAGATCACCGGTGACATCGATCTCGTGCCGGCAGCGGACTAAGGGAGCAGCATGAGCCTCATCACGAAAGAACAATTTCTCTCCTTGGCCGAGCCCGCGACGCAAGTCGTCACCATCAAGGGCGTCGGTGACGTGCGAATCAAGGTCATGGATGGATTCGCGCGCGATGCCCTGCAAAAGGCATTGCAGGACCTCGGCACCAGCGACAGCGTGTACTTCTCGGCGGTCATCATTGCGACGGTGATCGACGAAAACGGCGAGCCGCTGTTCACGCCCGAGGAACTGGCCGTGCTGCGCGCGAAGAACGCAGCGTTCATCCAGAAGGTCGGGCTTGAGTGCGTGCGCGTCAACGCCCTCGGCGATGCGCAAACGAAGGATGCGGAAAAAAACTCCGACGCCATCCAGAGCAACTCTTCTGGCACCGCCTAGCGCTCGCGCTCGGCATGTCGGTCGCGCGAGCGAAGCGCGAGATCGACAGCGTGGAGTTTGCGCACTGGATGGCGTACTACAACATCGAACCGTTCGGCACGCCGATCGAGAACCTGCGAATGGGGATCGTCGCGTCGACTATGGCGAACATCCATCGTGATCCGAAGCGGCCGGCCTTTGCGCCGGCCGATTTCATTCCGGGTGAGCGCAAGGCTGAACCGGTCCTGTTCGATGATCCGAAAGACGAAGCGCGCTTCGTAGCGCTCTCAGTGTTCGGCATCGACTTGGTGAAGGCGAAGGCGAAAGGCCGCAAGCGGGTCAAGCTCAAACGGGGGGCGAGTGGCTGGCAAGTTTGAAATCGTCAATCCGACCGCACTGACCGACTATCTGGATCGGCTCGAAACCGTCTCAAGTGAAGAGGTTTTGCGGCAAGCGGCCGTCGCTGGCGCGCGTGTCATTCACGAGGAGGTCAAGCTGCGTGCCCCGGTCGGGAATGCCTACGAGCGCAACGGCGCGACGCATGTGCCGGGCACGCTGAAGCGGTCGATCCTGATTGCATATGACGATGAGGAATCAGTCAAGGGGCACCTCGCAATCTATCTCGTCACGTGGTCGAAAGACGCGTTTTATGGACGCTTCGTGGAGTTCGGCACGTCGCACGCGCCAGCGGCCCCTTTCTTGCGGCCAGGGTATGAGGCGAAGAAGCGACAGGCGGCGGCCGCGGTGATCGAAGTGATCCAGAAAAAGGCCGAGGAGGCAGCGCGTGGCTAATGAAACTGTCGTCAAGGTAGGTGCGGACGCCTCGGGCTACACGTCTGAGCTGGACAAGGCGCGCAAATCTGCAAACTCGTTTATCTCGACGCAGTCGGAGATGGCGAAGCGCACGCAGGTTGCGCAGGATGCTATTGCAGAAGCTGCTCAAAGCGGTTCGGACGCAAGCGCGCGTGCGGTCAAGAGCTTCACCGACGCACTGCTCAAGAATGCGTCGACTGCTGGCAAGTCTCGCGCCGAAATTCTGGCGATGCGCGCCGCGAATCTTGGTCTTAGCGACTCGGTCAAGCCTTACATCGATCAGATCGCAAAGGCGACGACTCACACGCACGGATTCAGTCTGGAGTCGTCGCAGGCGAAGCGCGAACTCTTGGTTCTGGGGCACGAACTTTCGCAGGGGAACTACAAGCAGTTCGCGGGCAGCATGATGGTGATGGCGGAAGCGACCGGCGCGTTCAACATGCTGCTGAATCCGGTCGTGCTTGGCGTAGGCGCTCTCGTGGGCGTGTTCGCCATCGCGGCGCACGCGACGTTCTCCGCGCGCGAGCAGTTGGCGACGTACGGTGAGAGCGTCGAGAAGATTTCGAAGCAGACGGGTCTGTCCACCGACGACGTCCAGAAGTTCGGCTTTGCAGCCAAAACTGTTGGCGTCGAGATGAAAGACGCTGCTGACGCGTTGTCGGAGCTGACGAAAGCGCAGAACGAGGCTCAGCACGGAAACAAGGACGCAGCCGCTGCGTTTTTGGCGGTCGGCGTCTCGCTGAAGGATCTCAAGAGCGCAACGCCGCAGGATCTGCTCTCGCGCGTCTCGGACGCATTCTCGAAGAGCACGGACGGCGCGAGCAAAGCGGCGATCGCGAATGAGCTTTTCGGGACGTCCGGAAAGAATCTGATCCCGCTGCTCGATCAGGGCAGCGCGAAGCTGAATGCGCTGGGCGTCACTGCTGGTGAAGTCGGCGCGGTGATGTCGAGCAATACCATCGCGCAGCTTTCGGCGCTGCAGGAACAGCTCGAACTGTCGCACGCGAAGATGGATGCGCTGTCGATGGCTGCGAAGACGGCGTTGCTGCCGACGATCATCAATCTGACCAACGCGCTGAGCGACAACGTCGCTATGAAGCCGCTGCTGAATGACTTCTATTCGGGAGTCGCGTTGATCATGAAGTCGGCCGCGAGCGCGGTCGCGACGCTCGTGATTGGCTTTGAGCAAACGTCGGAGGTCGTCGCGACGCTCGCCACGGTGGTGGGATATGGCCTGACCGGCCAGTTCAAACTTGCGTCCGCAGCGGCGCAGGTTGGCTATGACAACCTGAAGAAGGAAGGCCAGGGCTACGCCGATTTCATGTCGCGTCTCTGGAGCGGAACGGTTCCGGGCGGTGATACGCACACGCAGACCGGAACAGGTCAGCTTTCGTTCTCCAAGGGCAATAACTCGCCGAAGGAATATCAGGAGTCGCGCGGCGATACGCTGATGGATCAGGCGAAGCAGGCGCAGGCGACGCTCGAAGCATCCCTGAATGGACAGGAAAAGCTGACCGGCTGGGCAGCGAAAGAGGCCGAACTGCGTGCCGAAATCGACGGCTTCGCAGGCAAGACGCTGACGAAGGCGCAGCAAAGCGTGGTCGCGCACCAGACTGAATTGCTCGCGCAATATGGCCTGAACGCGTCCCTCGAAAAGGAGTTGGATCAGCGGACCCGCTCTGCGAAGTTGAACGAGGAAGCCTACGAGACGAACATCAAGATCGTTGGCCAGAACGATGCGATCGCAAACCAGCACAAGATCGAGCTGGAAACTTTGGGGCTCGGAACGAAGGAGCGGCAGCGGCAGGTCGAGCTGCTGAACATCGAAACCGAGCGCCAGAAGGAACTGGCTGAGTGGCAGAAAAAGGCGGTTGCGCAGAACCTCGATGGAACGCCACAAGACATGGAAGAGCGCGCATCGATTAATAAGCGGTTCGATGCGCGCCGCGACGAAACGCAGTCGTATTTTCAGGCGTCTGACGTCGCCAACGGCGATTGGGTGAAGGGCGCGAAAGGCGGCCTGCAGGACATCATCGACAAGACGAACGATCTCGCGTCGGCGGCCAACAACACCGCGCAGACTGCCATCAGCAATCTCGGCGATCAACTCACCGAGCTAGCCGTAGACGGCCGTTTCCAGATGGGCGACTTCGTGAAGAGCATCGTCGGCGGCTTCATCAAGATCGAATCCGAAGCTCTGATCGCGAAGGCTGCGATGTCGGCTTTCAACTTCTTCGGCGGTGATTCGTCAAGCGTCAGCAGTGTGGTCGGCCATGCGACAGGCGGCCTGATCACTGGCGCCGGTACGGGCACGAGCGACAGCATTCCGGCGCGTCTCAGCAACGGCGAGTTCGTCATGACCGCCGAGACCGTCAAGCGCATCGGTGCGTCGAACCTTTACGCGATGAACAACGGCGCGAGCGTGCACGGCGTTGCGCGATTCGCAACTGGCGGCCTCGTTGGCGGATCGGCGTCTGTTTCTCCTGCGGTGCGAGGCGACACGAATGTCCAGGTCGATGTGTCGACTGGCGGCGGCTCCCTCGATCAGACCGATGTGACTTGGCTGCAAGGCCAAATCAAATCGCTGGTCGATAGTCGATTGGCTCAGAAGATGAAGGGACAGGGCGGCTACGCCTGGCAGCAGAAATACGGGAGCGTGGGCTAATGGCTGATGTGTTCACCTGGGCGCCTACCGTCGACAGCTTTTCCGGCGATACGACGCTGCGCACGCGCACCGCGCAGTTCGGTGACGGCTACGCGCAGAAGGCAGCGGACGGCATCAATAACCGCTCGACGTCGTTCTCGCTGAAGTTCGCTGGCGACGCGTCGAAGCTCACCGAGATTTATGCCTTCCTCGACGCGCGCGGCGGCGCCACGTCATTCCTGTGGACGCCGCCGCTGCGCGAGCAACTGCTGTTCACTTGCGAGAAGTACACCGAACCGGTCAAGGACGGCAACGTGTACACGATGACCGCGACGTTCGATCAATCCTTCGCTCTGTAACGACACATGACGGCACTCCAGACTGTAAATCTCGGTACGGCTCCGACCGGCACCGATGGCGATACCGTGCGCGTCGCAACCGTGAAGGCGAACGCGAACGTCGCGGTGCTCAACACGCAGGCCACGCTGACGAGTGCGTCGCCGAACGCCGTGCGCGATCTGACGGCCGCCGACATGGGCAAGCGCGTGAATTTCACGCCCACGGCGGCGAGTACTGTGCATTTCCCGGCTGCGAATACGACCGGCGCAGATCAGCTTGTCGCGATCCACAATCTGTCGGCGACTTACGACATAACGATGGCGATTGCCGCGGGAAGCGGCGACACCGCGCCGACGATCGCTGTTGCGAAACCCGGCGAAATGCTGACGTACGAAACGGATGGCGTTTCGGTGTGGCGCACGATCGGGCGCAAGAAGGCGTTCGACGAGACGGTGCAGGGGAAGCTGACCGTGGCTGGTGCGACTACGCTCACCGGCCCGGTCACGCTGCCGGGCGGCGTGGCCGGCGCGCTCGCGGCGACGGGCGTGCTGCAGGGAACGTCGCTGTCGATCGGCACCGGGCCGAGCTACGTGGCTTCGATCTCTGCGGCAGGTGCGTATTCCGGCGCGAGCGCGAGCTATACGGGTGCCGTCACGGTGGGCGGCACGCTGGGCGTGACGGGGCAGGCGACGTTCACGCTGCGGCCCGTATTCGCCGGAAATACGCCGTGGGACAGCGGGAATCTCGCATCGCCCGTGACGCTGGCAACTTCGCAGGCGCTGTCCAACAAAACTTTCAGCAATTCGACGTTCTTCACTGGAACCCCGAGCGGAACTGCAAGCACGTCGCCGCTGGTAGTGCAGACGTCGGGCGGTGCAGCGCAGATCGGCTTCACTGCCAGCTCCGGATCGCTGGCTGCGATCCTGTCATTGGGCGCGAGTTCGACGTTTTCGCTTCTCAGCTACAACTCCGGCGCGTATGCCCCGCTCATTGTGAGCACCGTGACTCAGTCGTCAGACGAGCTGCTCAAGACGAACGTCGAGACGCTGACTGGTGCGATGGAAAAGCTGCGTAAGCTGCGAGGCGTGTCGTACACGCTGAAGGCCGACGGTTCCGCGCACCTCGGGCTGATCGCACAGGAGGTCAAGCCGGTCTATCCGGAACTCGTCGATACGCTGGATATGGATATTGACGAGGACGGTGACGCCGTCGCGCATCAGTACAACGAGAAGGGCGAAGAGATTTTCGGCGCGGGCGGTAAGCCGGCGAGCCGCAAGGCGCTCGGCGTGCGCTACCAGAATATGGTTGCGCCGCTTCTTCAGGGTCTGCTGGAGACTGACGCGGCGCTGATCGCGGCGCTCGCCCGGATCGCGGCACTGGAGGCGGCTAAATGACGATCACCGCAGACGTTCAGCAGCTTGAGCCGGGGCGGTTGATCGAGCTGTTCGAAGTCGACTGCACTGGAATCGGCGGCGACATGCTGCGCTTTCACGAGCATCTGCAAACGGGCTCGATCTGGTGGCAGGGCAACGAGTACAAGCCGTGGCCGATTCAGGTGTCGGGGTTCAAGCGCACCAGCGACGCGCAGCAGCCTACGCCCACGCTCACGGTCGGCGACATCAACGGCACGATCTCGGCTCTGTGCGTGTATCTCGACGATCTGGTCGGCGCGTCGGTGCGCCGGCGGCGCACGCTCTCGAAATACCTCGACGCGGTCAATTTTCCGGACGGCAACCCGACTGCGGACCCGGACGCGGAAATGTTCCCCGAGATCTGGCGCGTGGAGCAGAAGAGCAACGAGCAGCCCGGCCTGCAGGTCGAGTTCACGCTCGCGTCACCGCTCGATTTCGGCGGCCAGCAGCTTCCCGCGCGCCAGATCGTGAGCATCTGCCAGTGGAAATACCGCGACGCGAACTGCGGCTACACGGGCACCGCGTATTTCGACGCCAACGACCAGCCGGTGACTGACCCGGCGCTTGACCGATGCAGCATGAAAACGAGTGGCTGCGAATGCCGCTTCGGCGTCAATAACCCGCTGCCGTTCGGCGGTTTTCTCAGCGACACCCTTTCCTGAATGAACGAAACGACGAAGGCCGCGATCGCCGCACACGCGATCGCGGAGTACCCGCGCGAGTGCGTCGGGCTGGTGGTGCTCGTCCAGGGCGCGGAGACGTATATGCCGTGCGCGAACTGGGCGGCCACGCCGAGCGAGCAATTCGTTCTGGCGGCCGAGGACTACGCGCGCGCCGAGGACGCTGGCGAGATCGTTGCGCTCGTGCATTCGCATCCCGGCGCGCCGGCGCGGCCGAGCGCGGCAGACAAGGCGATGTGCGAGCAGGGCGGCATCGCGAGCTGGGTGATCGTCTCGCTGGGCGTACAGGCGAACGGCTCGATCGCGGTCGACGACTGGTGCGAGTTCGGCCCGAGCGGATTCATCGCGCCGCTGGTCGGGCGGCAGTTCGCGCACGGCGTGCACGACTGCTACGCGATCGTGCGCGACTGGTATCGCCTGGAGCGCGACGTGGTGCTGCCTGACTTCGCGCGCCGCGACGACTGGTGGGACGACGGCCATTCGTCGCTCTACCTCGACAACTACCGCGCCGCGGGCTTCGAGGATGTCGGGCCGGGCGCCGAGCTGCAAGTCGGCGATGTGCTGCTGATGCAGATCCGCAGCCGCAACGGCGTGCCGAATCACGCGGGCGTCTACATCGGCGACGGCCACTTTCTGCACCACATGCACGGGCGGCTCTCAGGGCGCGCCGTGTGGGGCGGCATGTGGGCGCAATGCCTTCGCACGGTGCTGCGATACAGGGGAAGCGAATGAACGAACGACTGCGCACGATCCGCCTGTATGGCGTGCTCGGCGCGCGCTTCGGGCGCGTGCACCGTCTCGCGGTCAATTCGACGTCGGAGGCGATGCGGGCGCTCGGCGTCGTGCTGCCGGGCTTTCGCGCATTCATGGCGCGCTCGCGCGAGCGAGGCCTGACGTTCGCGGTGTTCGTCGGCAAGCAGAACATCGCGCGCGACGAGCTGGAATTCCCGGTCGGTCAGGACGAGATCCGCGTCGCGCCGGTGCTGATCGGCAGCAAGCGCGGCGGCCTGTTCCAGACGATTCTCGGCGCCGCGCTGGTGGTCGTCGGCGTGGTGGCGTCGGCCTACGGCCAGGCGTGGGGAACCCAGCTTATCGGGCTCGGCGCGTCGATGGCGCTGGGCGGCGTCGTGCAGATGCTCAGCCCGCAAACGTCTGGCCTCGCGGGCACCGTCGATAACGGCACCTCGTATTACTTCAACGGACCGGTGAACAGCGCCGCGCAGGGCGAGCCCGTGCCGATCGTCTACGGGCGCATGGTGGTCGGTTCGAAGGTGATCAGTTCGGGCATCTACGCAGAGGATCAAAGCTGATGCAGATTTCTGGGGCAAAGGGCAGCGGCACCAGCACGCCGACGGAGTCGCCTGACAGCCTGCACTCGATCGCCACGGCGAAGGTGCTCGACCTTATTTCCGAAGGTCCGATCGTGGGCCTCGTCAACGGCCTGCAATCCGTTTTCCTCGAAAGCACGCCGATCCTCAACGGTGACGGCTCGGCCAACTTTTCGAACTACTCGGTTGACTCGCGCGTCGGCACGCAGGATCAGGATTTCCTCTCGGGCTTTCCGTCGGTCGAAAACGAAACGGCCATCGGCGTTGAACTGACGAGCGACACGCCGTGGGCGCGCGCCGTCGAGAACACGCAACTGTCGGCCGTGCGCATCCGCTTCGGCCTGCCGTCGTTCGAGCAGACGAACACGACGACCGGCGACGTGACGGGCTATCACGTCGATTACGCGATTGACATTGCTGTTGATGGCGGCTCGTATGCGCTGGTGTTGACGGGCGCGTTCGACGGTAAGACGACGTCGCTTTACGAGCGCAGCGTGCGCATCGAGTTGCCGACTGCAACGACGGGATGGATTGTGCGCGTGCGCCGGCTCACTGCGAACGCGCACCAGACGTACATTCAGGACACGATCAACATCGAGGCGATCACCGAAGTCATCGATCGCAAGCTGCGCTATCCGATGAGCGCGCTGGTCGGCATGACCTTCGATGCGCAGTCGTTCAGCTCGGTGCCGACGCGCTCGTACGACGTCAAGGGCCGCATTATCAGCGTGCCCTCGAACTACGATCCGGATCAGCGCACGTACTCGGGCACGTGGGACGGCACGTTTAAACAGGCGTGGACCGACTGCCCGCCGTGGATCTTCTATGACCTCGTGCTGAACGATCGTTACGGCGCTGGTCGCTACGTCGACGCGTCGTCGCTCGACAAATGGTCGCTGTACGAGATCGCGCAGTATTGCGACACGATGGTGTCGGACGGCAACGGAGGGCAGGAACCGCGCTTCACGTGCAACTGCGTGATCCAGTCGCAATCCGACGCGTTCAAGGTGCTGCAGGACATCGCGGGCATCTTTCGCGGTCAGGCGTATTGGGGCGCGGGCAACGTGATCGCGACGGCGGACATGCCGTCCGATCCGATCCACGTCTACACGCAGGCGAACGTCGTCGACGGCAAATTCGCGTACGTGGGTTCCGAGCGCAAGTCGCGCTACACGTTCGCGCAGGTGAGCTGGAACGATCCGTCGAACCAGTATCAGCAGACCGTCGAGCCGGTGTCGGACGATGACGGTCTTGCGCGCTACGGTGTCGTCAGGGCGGCGATCACCGCGTTCGGCACGACGTCGCAAGGTCAGGCGCACCGGCTTGGCCTGTGGACGCTTCTGACGAGCCGTCTCGAAACGAACACGGTGTCGTTTCAGGTCGGGCTCGACGGCACGCTCTGCATGCCAGGCGAAGTGATCGCGGTCGCTGACGTGAACAAGGCCGGGCGGCGTATCGGCGGCCGCATCCGCTCGATGAGCGGGCGCACGGTGGTGCTCGACAAGCCGCCGACGGCGGCGGCCGGCGACACGCTCACGGTGATCATGCCGGACGGCGTCGCGCAGGCGCGCTCGGTGCAATCGGTGGCGGGTGACACCTTCACGATGGCCGCAGCGTTCGACGACGACGCGGTGCCGGGCGCGGTGTGGATGCTGGAAAGCAGCGATCTCGTTTCGCAGCTCTTTCGCGTGGTCGGAGTCGAGGAAGGTGACGACGACGGCCAGATAACCTACACGATCAACGCGACGCAGCACGAGCCCGGCAAATACGCGGCGATTGACAACGGCGCGCAGATCCAGCAGCGCCCGGTGACGGTCGTGCCGCCGTCGGCGCAGGCACCACCGACGAACGTGCGCGTCTCGACGTACTCGCTCGTCGATCAGGGCATCGCCAAGACGAACATGGTGATCGCATGGGACTCTGCCGACAGCGCGGTGCGGTACATCCCCGAGTGGCAGAAGGACAGCGGCGAATGGGTGGCGGCCAACCAGACGGGCGGCCTGCAGGTGGAAGTCTCGGGCATCTACCAGGGCAAATACATTGCGCGCGTGCGCGCGCAGAACGCGATGGGCGTCACGTCGATCCCGGCCTATAGCGTGGAAACCGCGCTGACCGGCAAGACGAGCCCGCCGCCGGTCGTCACGTCGCTGACTACTACGACGCAGGTGTTCGCGATCCAGCTCGACTGGACGTTTCCTGCGGATGGCTCGGCGAACGACACGCAGCGCACGGAGATCTGGTACAGCAAGACGCCGGATCGCGCTAGCGCCGTGAAGCAGGCCGACTACGCCTTTCCGCAGGCGCAGGCGAGCCTGATGGGCCTGGCCGCCGGGCAGTCGTTCTACTTCTGGGCGCGCCTCGTCGACACGTCGGGCAACATCGGCGCGTGGTATCCGGATGGCGCGGGCGTCAACGGGCAGAGCAGCAGCGACGCCGACGAGATCCTGTCGTACCTCAACGGGCAGATTGGCAAGGAGCAGTTGACGCAGGATCTGCTCGCGCCGATCGAGGCGATTCCCGATCTGCGGCAGGACGTCGAATCGAACGCTGCGGCGATCACCAATGAGCAGCAGGCCCGCGTCGATGGCGACACGGCGCTGTCCGAACGGCTCGATCAGGTGAGCGCGCAGGTCCTGATTCCGGACATGGCCGGTGACGATGGCGGCTATGCCGGGTCGACCGAGGTGTATGCGGGCGTCTGGTCGGAGCAGTCGGCGCGCGCCGAGGGCGACATGGCGAACGCCAGGAACGTCGAGACGGTTACGGCGCAGATGAGCTCGACGAAGGCCACGCTGCTCGCCGCAGTGCAAACGGAGTCACAGGCGCGCGCGGACGCCGATAGCGCGATGGCGTCGCAGATCACGACCGTGCAGGCGCAAGCCGACGCGAACACGGCAGCCGTGCAGACGGTGGCGACGTCTTACGCAGATCTGAATGGCCGGGTGGCCGCGTCGTACCAGATCAAGACGCAGATCACGACCAACGGGCGCACGTACATCGCGGGTATCGGCGTGGGCGTCGACAACAGCAGCGGCGTTGTCGAATCGACCGTACTGCTGTCGGCGAGCCGCGTTGCGATCCTCGACCCGAACGGCAGTGCGGTGACGTCGCCGTTTGTCGTGCAGGGTGGCCAGGTCTTCATCTCGCAGGCGCTCATCGGCACCGGCTGGATCACGAACCTGATGATCGGCGATGTGATCCAGTCGACGGCCGTGGGCGCGAACGGGCAGCCGCGTTGGAAGCTCGACAAGAACGGCACGCTCACGCTCAACGGCGCGAACGGCGGCAGCGGTTACATGACGCTGACCGACTCGACGCTGCTGGTCTACGACAACAACAACGTGCTGCGCGTGCGTCTGGGGCTCTGGTAATGACGGCCGGTCTGCAGATCTTCGACGCGAGCGGAAACATCGTGCTCGATGCGACGTATCGCGTTATGCGCCTTGGTGGGCTCGCGACGGTCACTGGTGGTCTAAATGGTGGCGTGACAGACGATCGTCTGGCGCAGGGCGGCTGGTTCACATTTCAGCCCGCTGGTACGCGTGGCGACGGCTATCTGTCCGGTGGAGTGATCGTTCCGCGATTCACGCTGAGCGGTAACACGCTTTCGTGGACGTGGAACGCGAAAAACAGCACGTACGATATTTATCAGGAGGGCTATGTGGTCTATGGGGGGAGCTGATGACAGCCGGATTTCAGGCATGGACTGATACCGGCCTCGTGCAGATCGACGGCAGTTCGCAGAATTTTGCCCTGCGCCAGTCGTTCAGCGTGACAACGGGTTCCGGCGCGGTGAACCTCGGGAAGTCGAACGCTGGCGTGCAGTACACCGTTGCGGCGAACGTCGCGAATTTCACGGTTTCAGCCGTCTATCCGTTGATCGCGCTGTACAGCCCTAATGCGTACGCGACGATCCTGAAGTGCCAGAACGTTGGCACCAATTCGTGGTCGATTCAGGTCTGGTCAAACGTTGCGGCGACGGTGCAGGTCTATGTTTTCGATCAGTCACTGGCCGCTGCGCCCTCGGGTGCCGGGTTTGGGCTTCAGGTATTCGACGCGAGCGGAAACCTGATCGCGGACGCTCGCCAGCGCCTCGCGCGCGTGCTTGACATGCAGAGCGGCAACATCATGGGCGCGGGGCCGGGCTGGGGCCAGTGGAATCAGGTCGATCTGCGGCAGTACACGTTCGGACCGTATTCGGGCGTCGCCAAGATCGGCGTGGCAGCAATCGCGACTGCATGGGTTTCTGCGCCGGCGGGCGGCAACGACAGCGGCTGGTACAACGTGAGCGGCCTGCAGACAGTCGGCAACACCATCAATTTCCAATACGCCTATAACGCCGTCGGCAGCACGACGCATCCGGGCAACAACACGTGTTTCGGTTCTCAATACGACTGGGCGTTTCTGGCGGTCGATCTGAGCTATATCTGACAGGAGAAAGCGTGCCGATTAAGAAGGACTACGAGACGCCCGCGACGGGCGCGATTGCGAGCTATCACGTCGCGGCGATGGTGACACTCGACGCGATTTCGAAAGCGACGTCCGTCACGCTGCAGTCGTTTCTCAGCGCTGACGCGCGCGCCGCGGGCAAATCGCCGATGTACCAGCAGCAGATCATGATTACCGGCTTGCCGGATTCGGGCACCGACGCTTTCGCGTTCGCCGACGCGCAGCTCGTGGCCGCGGCGCCGAGCGACGATGCCGCGGCACTGAACCCGGCGCGCTACGCGTTCGCTGGCGCGGAGATCGTTGACTGACCTCATAAGAAACACGAAATGCATGCCGCCCACGAGGCGGCTTTTTTATTTCCGGGGGACGGATGGAAGGTCAGAAGCAGATCGTGGAAGCGCTGGACGGCCTGCGCGAAGACCTCGCGCAGCGGCACAGCGAAAACGTGACCGCACAGAGCGTCGCGGACAGGAAGCTCGACGAGGTTATTCGCCGGGTCGATGACCTGCACAAGGCATTTCCCGGCGGCGATTGGGACGGGCATCGCCGCTACCACGAGACGCTTATCGAGCGCGCCGAGGCCCGCGCGAAGTTCTACAACGACCTGCGTAGTGAGCTGGCGAAAAAGGGCCTGTGGGCGCTGCTCGCGCTGATCGGCGTGGCCCTCTGGCAATACCTCAAATCGAAGGTGATCGCGTGAAACCTGTTTCGTATTGGCGCAAGGCGCACCGGCGCAACTCGGTGCGCGCGCTGATCGCGTCGACCGCCGTTTCGTTTGTCGGCGGCGTCTGGTCAGCGCTGCCTGAAGCGTGGATCGACCGGCTGCCGACGTGGCTTGTCCTGTCGGTGCCGTTCGCAATCAGCGCGGTGGGTCTTGTGCTCGCCTATCTGCATCAGCCGTCTCTGGAGGATTGATGGCAAACCGAGCTGGAAAGAAGAGCCTTGCGGCAGTCGTTGGCGCGGGCGCGGCGGCAATTCTCGTGTCTGTCGTGCCGAAGTTCGAGGGCGTCGTGACGCGCGGATACCTCGACCCTGTCGGCATCCCGACGAAGTGCATGGGCGACACGCACAACGTCGTCGTGGGCAAGCAATACAGCGAGGCGGAGTGCCGCGAATCGCTCGAAACGCAACTGGTCGCGCACGCCGAGCCGGTGCTGAAGTGCACGCCGTCGCTCGCAGGCCACACGTACCAGCTCGCGGCGGCCGTGAGCTTTGCCTACAACATCGGCGCGGGCGCGTACTGCGGCAGCTCGACGGCGCGCCGGTTCAACGCCGGCGACTGGCGCGGCGCGTGCCGGGCGATGAACGAATCGGACGCGGGCCGCGCGCAATGGGTGACGTCGGGCGGCCGCGTGCTGCCCGGTCTGGTTAAACGGCGCGCCGACGAGCGCGCGCTTTGTGAAAAGGGGCTGTGATGCTGAAAACCATTCTGCCGTACCTGATCGCCGCGCTGATCGGCGCGGGCATTGGCTTCGGTGCCGAGCACGTCCGCGCGCGCGGCGCGCTGGCGATCGAGCAAGCGGCGCACGCGAAGGACAACGAGCGGCACACGACCGACATGCTCAACGTGTCGCGCGCGGCGCTGGAGGGCGAGAACCGCGCGATCGACGCGCACAACCTGGCCGCTTCCGCGGTCGCTGCGGCGGATGCCGCGACTACGAAGGAGAAGGACGCACATGAAACCGACAATCGCCGCTATCGCGCTGCTCTCGCTGCTGGCACTGAGCGCGTGCGCGTCGCAGTGCGAAACTGCACTGCTGCCGATCCCGGCGGCCTCGCCGGATCTCCCGGCGCCCCCGGCGTGGGCAATGGAAGCACCGCCGTCGCAGACCTCGACCCAGCGGTTGCAGAACGCGTTTTCGGGGTCGCTGGAGACGACCAGCACGAAATCGACAAAGTGAAGGCGCTGCAGGAGTATGTCTGCGCCGTCCGTCCGAAAACGCCAGGGTGTTCGTAGGCGTACCGTAAACCCGTGTAAACTTTATGGCGCGGCTTGAGAGGGCCGCGCCAACAAGAAACCGAACCGGGGAACAAGAATGAAAAAGAGACTTGCAGCAGCCTTCCTTTTGGCGGTCGGCCTGGCCGCGTGTGGCGGTGGAGGCGACGACAGCGGAAGCGCAACGCCCGCATCGAAATCGCTCACGATCTCGATGTACGGGAAACCCGTCGTGTCGAGCACCACGACCGCAGTCGCGCACTCGCAATTCAGCCTGATCTCGGCCGCCGTGGCTGCCGACACGTCGAATCCCGCATCGGATGCGCAGGCCACGGCAAAATCGCTGACCGACGCGCTCGCTGCGCGCGGCGTCACGGCGGACATCACCAATCAGGTGGTCGACGGTACGGCGCTGCATCAGATCGTGACGACCGAGTACAACGGCAAATCGCCGACGGCAGACCAGTTCAAGACGGACCCCAGCTCGTGGCTGATCGTGAATTTCCAGCTCGACGATATGGTGACGCCGATGTCTGATCCAGCGCAACAGGCGGCCTTGCAGCAGTTCACCGCTGACCTGCTCGTCTTCTCGCAGTGGGCCGCAGTGGCGGGCAAGGCGGTGTTCGTGGTGCAGCCGATTCTCACATGCGACTCGATGTATTCCGCCGCGAGTGGTTTGTCTAACGCGGAGCAGGTCGCTCAAAGTAACGGCGCTCCGATCCGCTTCACTGGCACAGTTCCGACCGGGTTCGCATTTGACTCCAACGGTAGCCCGGTGCCGTTCAACGGGACGGATCTGTCGCACTATGGCGCGGACTGCCGCACGCCCGACGCCTATCTGCAAAACGCGGTGGTCGACTCAATCGCCGACGACATCGCTCTTGCCTATAAAGAGCAGGCGAGCAGCGCGAGCGCGGCAAGCGCAGCATCGGCCGCGCAGTGACGAAAAAAAGCCGCCGCATTGTTCAGGTGCGGCGGCCAGTGCGAGTCTCCTAGCGCGATGCGCTAGTGGCTGCGGAGGTGTCGGGACCGCAGCCACACTTCACAGTATCAGGACAAAATCCTTTCGCGAAGCTTTCTAAACGTTTGTCTGTCAATTTACCCTTCCTCTCAGCGCGCACTCCCGCGCCGCTTCCTGAATCTCGCCACTCTCTCTTCCACTGAATCGTAAGCGCGCTCGAAGTAGGCGCAGCCATGCTGCGGCGAGCCGACGACAGTTCGGCCATCCCGCGGCAGGAAACAGAAGGTGTGCGGGCCGCGCCACGCGATGCCGCCATAGAACTTGCACTTGATGCACGGCCGATCTTCACCCATCGCGCTTGCCATTTCTCGCTCCTTATACTGTATGGATATACAGTATAACCAGGCCGGGCGCAGTCCTGGCTATTATGAGAAACCGCCAATCGGAGCCGCCCATGTGCACGAACTACGCCGCCGCGCGCCGCGATCGCCTGTTCAAACAGTTTGGTGTCGAGCCACCTGAAAGCCCATGGCGCGACGAGGTGTACAAGGACTATCCGGCGCCGATCATCCGACGCGGAGAGGACGGCGCGCGCGCTGACGTGGCGACGTTCGGGATCGTGCCACGCAAGCACATTCCACCGGGCGTGCGCGTGTTCGATACGATGAACGCGCGCGCGGAGACCGTGGGCGAGAAGCGGTCATTCAGCGGGGCGTGGAAGAAACAGCAGCTCTGCCTGATCCCATGCGAGGCGTTTTACGAACCCGACTACGAGACAGGGAAGGCCGTGCGGTGGAGCATTGGCATGGCCGACGGCTCGCCGTTCGCGATTGCGGGCCTGTGGCGTGAATGGACAGAGGAAGAGGGTAAGGCACTCTCGTTCACGATGCTGACCGTCAACGCGGCCGAACACCCGCTGATGAAGCGATTCCACAAGCTTGGCGACGAGAAGCGATCAGTCGTGATCGTGCCGCCGAGCGAATACGAGGGATGGCTGTCGAGCAGGTCGATGGATGAGGCGCGGTCGTTCCTGAATCTGTTCCCGGCGGATCTGATGCAGGCTGCGCCGTTCCCGGCGCCGCCGCGCGCGACGAAGGCGCGCCCAAAGGAAGGCGAGTAGGCCATGCAGGTCGATGACGAAGCGAAGGCCGAGTTGCTGTGCTTTCTTGTGGTGGGGCACCTCGTCGCCATCGCGCGGAGCGGGCACCAATTGCGGACCGATCATCTGATCGAGTCGTCTGTTCTCTGGCTGCAGTCACACGGAGCCGAATGCGATTGGCTCGATCGTGCGAAGCTCGTCGAGGACTCGCGCGAGGTTGCCTCGCAGGCCTACGAAATGCCTTTTCCGAAAGATGAGGCGTCCCTCATGGTGCTGTTTAACCTTCAGTCGGGATGGTTTTTAGACTACCGATCGGAAGTGGTCCAGCAAATCCACCTGCTGAGCGTTGCGCATCTTGCGAGGATTTAGGCCAGCGAGAGTGTCAGCCAAGGATTTTATAGCCCAGAGTAGCCTCCTGCGCCGGCACAGCGCGTGCGGCGAGGCGAATGGTAATTTGCCCGGCGGCGATGTAGCGATGATAAGGCTTTGCAGATCCGGCTGATGGTGCTTCAGAAACGAAGTCGACATCAATGGCAATTGAGTGATCGTCTGACGCGCCCTGCAAAATCATCATATCGACCTGTCTACCGTGTGGGATTCCCTTGAACTGTTTTAGGTGACTTACAGGGTTTGAGACGAAGCGCAGCCAAGGCGAGCACTCTTCTCCAGGCGCCGGCGAACTCCAGACAAGCCCTTCGAGTAGAACGGTTCCGTTCGTGCTCTTTAAGTGAAAGTGAGTCCCGTCATGCAATGTGAAATGTGGATTTCGTACGGATTGGGCTCCGTGAATCTTCTCTAAATGCACGTGTTCGGAGTCGAAAAAAACATTGGGGACAACAAAGGCTTTGTCTGTGAAGCCAAACGTCACTCGTCTCCCATTTGGGCTCACATGTGCGAACAAAATGTCTCGAAGGCCAGAACTCGATTTTGTGCAAATTTTGATGTCGCGATGGGTGTTCATGGACGTGTTGTAGGTCTGCTGCCACTACGATGCCGGAGAGAGGGGGATTCGAACCCCCGATAGGCTATTAACCTATGCGACCTAACAATGAATCAGGCCTATGGGTTCGAGCCTTCCGGCGGCGGGGGCGCTAATTCGATTTTTGAGGATCCAGGTTTTATCTTCGCGAAGGCGTCAAAGTTTTCGAATCCGCCGACCCATACACACAATATTGAGCCGTTCTTGAGCGATGGGTTATCGGGGTTTTCCGCGACCGTAGTCAATGGGCTCAGGCTCGTGGTGGCACTGTCGACTCTTCGGCTAGCTGCCGTTACGCAATTCTTCACGCAGTCCTCGACAGCCAGTGCAAATACGTGGTTCCGCGAGCGGTCGATGATGAGTCGGCTTTGATTGGTAGTAAGACCAATTTCGAGAGTGGCTCTCGGGATGAGAATGACGCCTTCATTGACATGGGCCACGATCGGCTGCGGCGGCGCAAAATTGACGGTAATTCGCGTACGCAAGACGAGATTGAACGAGTCCTCATGTTTAAACGTAACCGCTTTGTAGACCTGCTTTGCGGCATCTCTGGCGGCGTTCTCAATGGCCTCCTCGAGTGTCTTAAATTGCCTGCCAGGCCACGTTATAGGCGTCTTGCTTTTTTCGTCGCCGCCTAGGCAGAGATTAACATTCGCACTCTTCGGCTCTGCGCCGGGAAGGGTGAGGATGTCATGCATTTGAAACGGGCCGATTGCGACCGAAATGACGTGCAAAAAAAAGTCAACAATCTTCCCTGGTCCGCCCCATTCCGTGTCAGTCAAATCCCGAACACGGAACAAATCGATGTTCTCGGCAGTCGCTTGCGTGATTGCGCCGGATTGAAAGCCTTTGCTTGAAAAAATCACCCCACGCGAGGCTCCTACCTCTCGAATCGTTGTCGCCAGCGAATCGACCGTTGCTCTATCAACCGGCGCATTCCAAAACTTGCACTCAGCGACTACCAAGTGCTCATAGAGCCCTTGTTTATGGCGAATCAGGACATCGATCTGGCGCGGCGCGCCAGATCGACCCGGTAAGACGACGTTGTGTTCAACAGTCACGTCACCAGTTTTGTTCAGCTCAGCGATTAGGAGCTCAAAGCCACCCCAATCTGTGACAAGTTCCGAAAGGGTCATGAGTCTTACTAGATATGCGAAGTGAACTGCGGCGTGAAGACGCAAAAAAGCCCGCAACTGTGTGCGGGCTTAATTCCGAAATTCTAAATTTCGTTCCGAATTTTGCATTGTGCAATCATCGGATTTTGCTAACTATTTGATACTACTGAATTCTTTGGGGTGGCTGATGGGACTCGAACCCACGACGACAGGAATCACAATCCTGGACTCTACCAACTGAGCTACAGCCACCACTGTTACTACGTTCGTTACTGCGTTTTACTGCTTGCTTGTTAGCGCTGCTTCGTGAGCGGCGTCAATCAAGAAGCAAGATTATAGACATGCCCTCATGGGCTTGTCTAGCCCCTTTATTCAAATATTTTCAGGAGAAAGCTCGGCGTCGGCGTCGAGCGGGGCGCGTAGATGCGCACGCGCCTCGTCGAAGATCGCGAGATCGCCTTTTTGCAGCTTGCGGCTGTCCGACAAAACGCGGCGCCAGCCGCGCGCCCCCGCTTCGCCGCGATAGAGGCCCAGCGCGTGGCGCACGATCGCGCCGAGATACGTGCCGCGCTTCAATTCCGCCGCGCAATACTCGATGAGCTTCGCCTCGACTTCGTCGCGCGTGAGTGCCGGCGCGCTCGCGCCGTAGAAGCGCGCATCGACGTCCGCGAGCACGTAGGGATTGTGATAAGCCTCGCGGCCGAGCATCACGCCGTCGACATGTTCGAGATGCGTCGCCACTTCATCGAGCGTCTTGATGCCGCCGTTGATGATGATTTCGAGATTCGGGAAGTCGCGCTTCAGGCGGTACGCGTAGTCGTACTTGAGCGGCGGGATTTCGCGATTTTCCTTCGGGCTGAGCCCTTTGAGGATCGCATTGCGCGCGTGGACGATGAACACCTCGCAGCCTGCGTCCGCGATCGTGCCGACGAAGTCGCGCACGAATGCGTAGTCCTCGACTGCGTCCACGCCGATGCGGTGCTTGACCGTCACCGGCACCGACACCACGTCGCGCATCGCTTTCACGCAATCGGCCACGAGTTGCGGCTCGTTCATCAGGCACGCGCCGAACGCGCCGCGCTGCACGCGCTCCGACGGGCAGCCGCAGTTCAGGTTGATTTCGTCGTAACCCCATTGCTCGCCGAGTTTCGCCGCGCGCGCGAGGTCGCCCGGCTCGCTGCCGCCGAGCTGGAGCGCGACGGGCGCTTCGGCGGGCGTGAAGGCGAGGTGGCGCGGCACGTCGCCGTGGAGCAGGGCGCCGGTCGTCACCATCTCCGTATACAGCCACGTGTCTCGGGAAATGAATCGATGCAGCGAGCGACAGTGACGGTCAGTCCAGTCCATCATCGGTGCCACGGACACGCGGCGGGGGCTGGCAATACGGGTGGCGGACATGGCAAATGAGTGCGCGACAAGGCGCGGCAGGCGTGAATCAACCTTCTATTTTATCGCATGACGCGAAGGGCGCTGACGGCGATTTTGCGGTGCGGCACGCGAGGCTGCGGCAGAAAAATCAGGGCCGCAATGAACGTTTTCTGTCATATCGCCAGCAAACCGCCATCAAACTGCCCGTATGGAAGCGCTTCCATCTTTCCCTTTTACCGAAAGACCCTTCGCGCGTTATGTAATCCCGTCGCCAGATGCTGCGTCGCAGAAAAAAATTTGGGACGTCTTTTTAGGGTCTGTTCGTCGCTCAGCCAAGCCTGGTTTGGCTCACAGCATTGTTTCCGGAAGCGGAATAGTCAATTCGGTTTATCGCGATTATTTTCCGATAGTAGGTGTATACACTGAGTCTCACTGACGCGGCTCATGGGTCTGACCTCCCAGGCGCGGCGCCATTCCCGAACCGCAATTGAACCTGATTTGGAGTCCACCATGAAGACCAAACTGATCGCAGCGCTGCTGGTCGCAGCTTCCGCTTCTGTTGCCGCTCCGGCGTTCGCCAGCGGCTACGGCCCGGCACCTTTCTATCGCCCGAACGTCGGCGCACCGGCTTCGCAGCAAGGCCAGAGCGCACAGACCGTCGCGGCCGAGCGCGCACAGCAGCAAGGCGTCGACGCGGCCTACGGCGGCGTGACCGGCTCGGCTTCGCAGTCGGGCGCGCACGGCTCGCAGTCGTCGCAAGCGCAATAAGTGCTGTCCGGCGGCCAGGCTTCGCGCCTCGGCCGCTCTGCACCGGCCGCCCGTCTGACGGGCGGCGTGAACGCCGGGTGTCTTCACGACGCCCGGCGTTCTGCTTTTCGGGCGTCTGAAAGGCCTCGTCAGGAGGCCGCGCGCACGCGCTGGTCGATCGCTTCGCGGATGCGGTCGAATGCGGCGTCGAACGCGTTGTCCTGAGTGGGGAAGCGGCCGGAGGCGACGCCGTCGACGGGCACGTTGGCGTGGCTGTCGTCGGTGAGGCTGCGGATCGTCTGGGTCGTGACGAGAAAGCCCACGTTGTGATCGCCGTCCACGCCGGCGGTCATGTCGAAGCCCATGTATTCGTAGCTGCGCTGGTTTTCCATGCCGTGTTCTCCTCAAACGCACGCGACGATTCTGGCACGTCTGCGCCATTCGGGCGTGCGGCGGGGCAAATACCGAAGCCGATACCGCAGTCGATGCTGCAACACATGCCGCAGCAGGCGCGCGGCGTGCGGACGCGCTCGCGCCGGTCTCGTTGCGCGCTGTACTACCATGAATCGCGAGGTGAGCGCGCCTGGCGGCTTCGGGCGCGACGTGGTCGGATCGACTCGACTGTCTTCGTCCGGTTTCGACTCGCTAACCAGGAGGTGAACAATGCAGAAACGCTTCGTGCTTCTCGCTGCGCTGGCTTTGCCGGCCATGCTGGCATCGGTATCGACGTTCGCGCAGCAGCCACCGCCCCGTCCGGGCCCGAATGAGTATCACGGCGGGCCGCCGCCCGACCGTCCGCCGCCCGATGCGCCGCCGCCGCATGCGTGGCGCAAGGGCGACCGTCTGCCGCCCGAGTATCGCGATCGTCAATATGTGATCGACGACTGGCAGCAGTATCGTCTCAAGCCGCCGCCGCGCGGTTATCACTGGGTCGGCGTGAGCGGCCAGTATTATCTGGTGCGCAATTCGAGCTGGGCCGTGGAGCGCGTCGGGCCTTAA